GCCGCTATTACCGCCTCTCGTGGCGATAGGTTGAAATAATGCTCTTGCCCCGGAAAGTATGGATTGACAACTTTGCTGTGCATTTTTGATCCTTTCCGCTCTCTTGCCATAGCCTTAGCTACTGAGATCCGTTCCTGTATTCCGGTCAACGGGCCGGTACGTTGTCCAAATAATGGACTATTCCACCCCGTCCGCGACCTTGCGTTCTGCTTCCAGAATGGCCCGCCCGTCCGCGTCCAAAGCATCCCAAAGCATGGAATCAATTTGACCATTACCAGAAGCGGATTCCATGATCGCCCATGCCGCAAGGTCAGACGGCTCGAAGGATTGATAGAAAACGGATTCGATCAAAGTTCCAATTTGGTTTGCGTCCCACTCCAGCGGGTTTTTCGGCCACGCCGCGAGGGAATTGTCGTAGAAGGACATAAACCCGTCATAGGAGGTGAACTTTTCATGAATCTGCCCGTCCAGTTGCGCTTTCGCCGCCGGATGGCCTGTTGCCAACTTGTACAAAGCTTTGACCGCGCGCTGTGAGACTTCCACGAAAATTCGATCTGTTGCAAAGTTGTAGGCGCGCGGGGAATTCAGTTCCACGAACTTCAGACGAATCGGAACCCCGGCCCCGTCCGAAAGCAAGTCGCAAAACGTATCGGCGTACCGTTTGGCATATTCTGTATGGACCTTAGTCCAGTCGATATGCTCCCAGGAGTCGCCCGCAGAGGGAAGCGGGTCGCCGTTATTGTCTGAGAAAATCGACTCCAGTTCGTTGTCAAGCAAAGCAGAGTGGTCCGAATCGTAAAAGCCGGTAAACGGAATAGTGGACTGCATTGTATTCCTCTCTTGACTCTTGCCAGCACCTTAGTGCCTGAGTCACGTTCCTGTTTGGCCGGTAACGTATCCGGCCCCGGTAAAGTGCTAGCTGGACGGGTTTAGCTCCGAGAGCTGGCGCAAAGGTTCCCATCTTCATCATATTCCCATTCGTACTCTGTGCCGTCCTTGCTCCACGCCTGAATGGGTCTGTTTTCCAAGTCTCGAACCACTTTTTCATATCCCCGGCGGTCCACATCCTGATTCCAACGTTCCAATCCTTCGAGAGTCATTGATTCCCTTCCGACTGCGCCATGAGGCTGTTTGGTTTGTCCATTATTCGGACTAAACGAACGGTATACCCTGCGCCTTTTGGAGCCAATACCCTGTTGACCCGTATACTAGGTCTGAGAATCGGGGTTTTTTGCCCCTATTCTCTGGCAAGCCTAGCAGCAGGCGGAGGTCTGAGTCACTTGCCGAGCGGGTGGTATTTTCGTACCGGAACTTGCGTATTGCAAACCCGAGTGTTCTTTCCCGCTCATATTTGCTGTAGAGACCATGAATTAGTCGCGCGCGCGCCATATTTCGCTTCGCCATTGAATCCCCCTAGTACCCTAGAAAAGCCTTGACCACTTTCAAACTCGGGCGCATCCGTATCCAATCATCATGCACGTACCCAGCTATGTCCGAGTAGCTGCTAAGGGCGAAAATGTATCCGCCGCGCATATAGGCTTTTACTCCGTGCTCAATGAGCATATTGACCAGTTGAGTGTGAATCATGTTTCCTCTTTTCTGCGCTCTTGCCACGTCCTTAGACGCTGTGCGCCGTTACTGTATGCCCGGTAACCGTCCGGGCCGGTTGCGCCGTGAGACTTTAGCTAAAAAGGCAAAGTACGGCCAACACTATCACGGCGAGAGCTATCCATCCGAATGGATGCCGCGCCCGTTTGCTGATATTCCGTGCGCCCGGCTTGAGTACCAGAGCATTAGGATACTCTTCCCTGTTCTGGTATTCTGACCATGCAGAGTTTACTATGTCCGCCCGGCCGCGCCATGCTGCCTGTTTAAGTGTCATTTCATCCTACTTTCTGTACCTGTACAGGTACAAACACTTTGACTACATTTTGAGCATAGTACCCAACAAACCCGCTGTCAAGTACTAATTTTTCGAATTCGTACCGTGCGTTATTCTCTGTTTGTCTGGCCGTCGATTGCGCCGTGAGGATTAAACCCAAAGGGTCAGAATCGAGATTGTAGAGTGTTTCCGAGTCCAGTTCGGCGGTGTACCGGGTCCGATTCGCTTGCACAGCGGGCTCCCGGTATCCCGGTAAACCAAAGTATGTACCTTTTACCTGTGCGCGGTCCCGTTCAGCTCCGCGCACTCCAGTACCGGCAAACTCGGGTAGAGTGGCCGTTAAATCGGCTTGCTTGCTCCAGTGATTGACTATCATTCCGCGTTTCCTCTCGCATGTACCCATAGCGCCGCTTGCAAATCTCTTGGACTAATGCCTAGCCTTGACGCTGCAATCTGAAAAGCCTGTTCTAAGCTGTCATAGTCATGGCCCGGTTTAGGTGCGGATTCATCCTTGCCGTCAGTCGCAATACGCTTGCTCCACACGTCGATAGTGACCGCGTGTTCATCCCCTGTGATATTCCGAAAGAATCGGCACGTCTTAGGACCGTTGAGAATGACCAGTATTTGCGCACTGGTAGGATTCTCAAGCTGTAGAATCCGCCATGCCTTGTCAACCCTATTCCACGTTGAGACGCTCGGCGGATACTCGGAATTACCAAGCCAAGCCGTGCAAACACGTTCCGCATACAGTTTGTTGTGTTTCCAATCCGTTCTTGGAGACAATGCTGCTAGTACTCCCGCACCCACTAGCACGTTAGGATGAATTGCGCGCGCTGTAGACTGTGCCCGGTCATACCACGCGATACCGGCCCGCAAGTCTTTCAGCGATACATCGGCATATGCTCTAGTGATAGCAGCGATATACTTTCCACGCCTGCCGTGATACTTCAAGAAAACCCGATTGTAAACCCGAGTGGTTTTCTTGCCGTGATCATAGCTCGGAGTTAGTTCAAACATGGTATCCACCTATCGTATCGGCTTGAAACGATACCGCCGCATTAAAGGCACGTTGTATTGTGCCTCACTCTGCGAGTTGTCCGGATAATGGATACGTTTTGACTAGACGGGATTACCGTTACGGGTAAGGCGCGCGCCGTCAATCCACGAAAAGATACCCGGCACTTTGAGTTTGTGCGCGACCCAAACGGTATTGGGTGCTGCGTCAATAAACCCGTGGACGGAGGGAAGCTCCAGAATGAGAACGGATTCCTGTTGATTTTCCCAACGAATGACGCGCGCGATATTCTCCACCGTTCCGCGCGGAACGTCCACTAGATCAATTGCTAGTGAGTTTTCGCGCTGGCCCTTCCATGCGCCGATTGACGGCGTAACGGTATACCCGTCGACGTATCGGTCGAGTATGGCGAAAATGCCGTCTCTGTTCACATCCTCTGTCAGAATCCTGTACATTTTACTCCCCCATTCGTGAATTGGTTATGCAGTACGTTTGTTAAGCCATTCATAATACAAGGCTACACGCGTATACTCCGCTGTGATTCTTTCCGCTGCTACGTCACACGGTCTGGCCCGCGCCTTGCAGCTTTCTACCTGTCAGACTTGAGACTGACCATTGACGCGTCTACGGTGATCGTCGCCCGGATGCTATCCACTTCCACCTGAACCCCGTCCCCAAACACATCCACAATGGTTGCGTCACTTGCCACACGTCCCCATTCTTCCGAGTCAGTGTTGACGTGTACTCTGTCCCCAATTTTCATGGCTAACCCCTCTCATCCAATCAGGTTGATTACTGCCAGTGTAAATGCCACCAGCCGGGAGTATTGCAGGTTCCGGGCCACATTGTATCCGTCCACGATCCACCCGAAAACACTCACGCTGCTACCGCTATGTTGTCAGTCATTACGCCTCCAATCCTTGATTCTTCAGTTCCACAAAGAAAGCGGATGCTGTGTGTTGCCTGTATTCCGCGTTCGTCATAATCAAACCTCAAGTAAAGCGTGAAACAACTATGACCGATTCCGAAAACCACGTCAAGCGTTATTTTCGTCTAGGCTGTGGAAAAGTGACTCATCGTCAATAAAGACGCGGTGAATAATTTTCTCAAGCTGTCCGGATAATGGACTACTGAGCCAAACGGCTGCACGTTAGCATTAGACCTAATAGTGGGAAACAATCCGCATCTTATCAGGGGGAGCATACCAGCCGCGTCTAATCACGCTCTCACGCATCATGGGCCAGCCCGCAACAGGCTAAACTCCCCCTGTAAACCACTCCAGCTAGCAAGATACCTATAGGTAATCCCTCACCAGCTCTGGCCCCTCGCTCTCAGAACGTCTAATCCAATGCCAATTACCCAAACACAACGCGCTGAGATAATCCTCACTAGAATCATAGAGAGCGATACGTCTACCGTTGATCAGATACTAGAGGCAACTAGGCAGTTGCTGGCATTTAAACGGGTTAGGGCCCGGCCAAGAGCAAAGCGTAAAGCCAAACTGCCGGATTCTAGGCCGCTGTCTGTACTCGGGAGTAAGTAGGGCGGGGTAAGTAGGGCGGGGTTACATGGACATACCTTTTACTGTGCGGCACACAGTATCCGAGCGGGCGAACGGCCGATAAACCCTGTTTGACATCTACAGATTGCAATCGACCATTTGTTATCAATCACTTACAGACAGAGTGTGACAATATGGCGACAATAGTTATTGATAGCCGCTCAGGGGGTGGTATGATACAGAGCGAGAGTTGAGTGTAAGCTACTGAAAACACTTAGGATAGACAGGGGTCCCTAGAAAGAGTTTGACTAGCCCCCGGCCCTACCCCCTTGGCCATGCCGTGGGGAGGCTACGTGACCTAGCAACACTCCTCTCCTTTTTAAGGGGTCCCAAAAGGGTACCAAGGAGAGGAAAATACGGTTTTATCAAAAATCGTTTACTAATCAGTAAACCTCACTTTGTTTAGAATCAACAACTTAGTTAACCCTCTCCACCGTGTGGATAAAACGAAATATATAGCAAAATGTTGTTTATTTAATTACTCCCGTATTTAAGTAGTAAACAGTTTTGAACAGGAGGAACCATGAAGACGATTCTAGGAACCGCCGGTGTGGTTCTCATCCTCTGCTTAGGCGGGTTTGGGTATTGGGGCCGGCGGCAGGACATAGCGGATTTGAAAGTACAGATCGTACTCCTCGAAAACCAAGAACGCCAAACCCAATCCAACCTCGACCGGGAAACTAAAAACGAAACTAAAAACCTTTCCGTAGAGAGACGCACCAACCAGAAACTAGAGAAGGCTGTCTACTATATCATCCAGGCTTTGACAGCAACAAGTCCGGTACCGGATGCCGCGCCGTCCTCTCTTCGGAGTAGTCGATGAATACCTCTGCAACCGCTGCCAAGCAGATCGCCGAGTTTGAGGGTATTCGTCTAACCCCGTACAACGATCTCTCGGGGAATGCTACTGTTGGGGTTGGTCATCTGATTCATAGGGGACCCTTGAATGGTACCGAAGAACCGGAGACGGAAGAACAGGCTATCCGGGATTTTGAGTCTGACCTGATATCCAAAGCCGAGGTCTTCGTTTCCCGTATCCGAGTACCCTTGAACCAGAACCAGTTCGACGCTTTAGTATCCTTCTGTTATAATCTGGGTTGCGGAACTCTCCTGAATCTAGTGTCCGAAACTGGACTCAATCAAGGAAAGTACGAAGCTGTTCCCCCCGAGATTCTGAAGTACAACAAATCCCATGTCAACGGAGTATTGGTTCCTGTTTCGGGGTTGACCCGCCGTCGGCAGTGGGAAGCCGAGTTATTTTCGAAGGCCGTCTAATGGTTATTCCCCACACGATCAAGGTCGGGCCACACGTCTACTCAGTTGTCCGAAAGACAGGGGAAGAGATGCCCGAGGCTTTGGGCGATACGGACTTCGACGCGAATGAAATCCGGATTCGGAAGAATATGAGGAAGACCAAATCGCAGGAGATCGTTCTTCACGAACTTCTTCATGCCTGTACATATCCTTCATTCACCGGAGCGTACGAAGGGGAAGAGAAGTTGATGACCGAAGAGTTCGTCAACGCCGTCGCTCCTGTTCTGCTCCAAGTCCTAAAGGACAATCCTAAATTGGTGGAGTACCTGTGTGGCTGAAACTACAAAATGGACACCTAAACAATTATACCTGTTACTGAATGCCCGGTACTTCCGAGGAGCGCTTCCCAATATTCCTGTTGTCTGGAGCAAGGATTCGCACAAAGGAGTCCGGAAGCATACGATGGGGTCAACTTGGTTTGATTCGGAAACGAAACTTCCAAAACGTATTACCCTCAACCCTGAGTACAAGACAGCGTTCTCTTTGTGGGCGGCTACGTTGCTCCACGAGATGTGCCATGTACAACAATGGAAAGTTCCTGAAAAGCAAATGCACGGACGGAAGTTCCAGAAACGAATGAAGCAGTTGGCGGCAAGAGGGGCCTTCTGTGGACTGTGGTAAAATAAAACGGTAGTCCAGTAATGGACACATTGAACTGATGTAGAGTAACAACGACCACTACGCGGCGGAAGGAAAACAATGCAAATAGGAAAAGGTAAGCAAGGCGTAATTGTCTCTGAGTACGGAGACGACGGTAGCGGGTTTCTCGGAAGCATCTCTCCGACAGTAGACAAGTCTCAGTGGATCATGTGGTTTGATTCTAAAGGAGATGCGGTTCTCTACACGGAACGAGAAGACAACGGGGCCGTAGTCGGGGAACCAATCCGTTTGAAAGCACGAGGCCGAGTCCGGAGAACGACAGGAGCACCCCAAGCGTCCATTACTGGAAACATGGAGATAGGCCGGGCGACGATCTGGGGCGAAGAGTACCTCACCCTGAAGGTCGATAAAAATGGTGGAACTTTGAAGCATGTCTGGCCGGACGGAGAAGTCAGCGATATTATATTTGGAAAAGAAGGGGATGGACACGATTATGATGGCCGAGACCCCGAACAGTGCGTGAACCTTGAGGGCAGAACACAAACAATCATTCTGGTCAATCGTGTAGACAGACCAGAAAAATAATTATTGCGCTCTCTCCGATCTGTGGTATAATAGTTCTATGAGTTCAATGATTAACAAGGCAGTACTTGTGCTTAACGCTTCTTATGAGCCGGTGAGTATCACCCGAGCCAAGAACGCTTTGAAGCTGCTCGTCAAGGGATCAGCGGTCGCGGAAGAGGATTACGGTGTCGAAGTATATCCGGGAATCCCCCTACCGTGCGTGATCAGGCTGAGGAACTATAAAAAAATTCCGGTCCGGATAAGCATTCTTACTCGGGCAAACATCTACGCCAGGGACCACTACCTCTGCCAGTACTGCGGAGCAAAAGAAGGCTCCACTCGGGTTATCAATGGGAAACCGACTAAAGTGGTGCTCACGCTGGACCACGTTCTGCCCGAGAGTCGTGGCGGGCCGTTCGCGTGGGATAACCTCTGCGCCTGCTGCCGCTCTTGCAATACAAAGAAGGGCGACCGGACTCCAGAAGAAGCGGGGATGCCTTTGTTGCACATTCCCGGTCGTTTAACGATTCACACGTCGCGTATGTTGTTGCGACTTGTGGGCCTTGATGAGGACGCTCGGTGGAAAAAATATTTGTACTTCTAGGTTGACAACCGCCAAAACTGTGATATAATGTATTTAGTCCAGAAAATGGACTAGGAGGTCGTGGTGTTTATATCCCCGACGATAGAAGTAGGCCCTTGGGAGGGTGGAGTAAGTGTTAGGAGTTCGGAAAATTCTTTCCCCATGTGGAACGTGGTTATAGCCACCGATGGAAGCACTAGAACTTTTCTTGATACGCAAGAAGGACGCGTTGGTGAGATTATCTCGGAAACGCCACCCGTTCAATTACAATCCTGGGTGAAAGTTTATGAAATCTGTACCTGAAAGATATGCGAGTATAGCCCACGTTGGAAGAGGCGTCTGGCTTAAACCCAGTTCAGGGCCGGTTCGACACCGGTTACTCGCACCACGGTCAGGAACCTAATCGGCTAAGGGACTGTTTGCAAAACAGTTGTTGGGGCGTTCGACTCGCCTCCTGACCTCCAAGTTTAGTTTTATGGGCGACTAGGAAAACTGGCAAATCCATCTGACTTAGAATCAGACTTTTCGGGGTTCGACTCCCCGGTCGCCTACCAAGTTTTGCCGATGTGGCGTAATTGGAAGCCGCGCTGGATTCAAATCCCAGTCCTTCGGGGTGCCGGTTCGATTCCGGCCATCGGCACCAAGTTTCTCAGCATCGTGTTTGACACGTAGATTATCAACCAGTTGAGTCCGAAGGATTGTGGAGCGGCCAATCACAACTGTGAGGTAGGGGCGTTATCCCGGCGCGAAAACCCCACAAGGAAACTTGCGGCGAGAGGTCGGGATTGCTGAACTTAGAAGGTTCAGACTGAGAAAGTTTTACGGAAGCGTGCCTCAATGGTACAGGACGGCTCTGCTAAGGCCGCAAGACCGAAAGGTTGTGAACGTTCAAGTCGTTCCGCTTCCGCCATTTTGAGGAGATTAAATGGAAGAATTTCGAGTTTGCAAGACGTGTGGAGAAACAAAACCAATCACTGAGTTTTGTATAAACTACACCAATAAATCTACGGGGATGGTATACCGGAGAAATGTCTGCAAAGCGTGTGATTATCCGGCTCGAAATTTGAGAGCAAGAGGAAGAAAAGGAACGAGCGAAGAATCTGTTCGACTCCGAAAAGAACGAGGAAAAAGATACCAAGACAGTCCAAAGAATAGACCAGCTATCATAGTGAGAGATTCTAAGAAATCAGACAAGATAAAAGGTCTCGAAAATGATCTGGACGTTGGCTGGGTCCGGGAGGCAATCGTCGGTGGGTGTACTTATTGCGGAGAAACTACTCTCAAGATGTCTCTGGACAGAATTGATAATAGTTTAGGGCACCTGAAAAGCAATGTTATTCGTTCTTGTACTCGTTGCAACTATCTGAGACGAGATATGCCCTACGAGGCTTGGTTAATAATTTGCCAGTCGGTCAGAAAAGTTCGAGAACTTGGGCTATTTGGAAATTGGACCTGTGGCATCAGTGACAGAAATTTAGGAAAGTAAACTCCCAGGTGCTCCGCCAGTACAAAACCGCAAAGAGCCGTCGGTCTTTTCGTCTCAAGCCTCTCGAAGAAGCTCAAATCGTAGACGATGAGTTGATGTCCGGACATCGGCCAACATTTTGGAAAGTAAACTCAGCGGGGTCTGAGACTCCGTTGGAAACGGATGTGGTCCGAAAGGACTGGGCTTCAAGTGCTCTGCTTTCCGCCATTTAGGAAGATGGCGACCAAGGTGGTCAAACCGATTCGAACTCGGTGCTGTCCATTATCTGGACAAGGTTTCGATACTTCATCTTCCGCCAATTGTCCCTCAACGGGCGTCCACCCGAAAGTCTCAGTTGAATCGGGATGGTCATTAGAACTGAGGTCGGCGCTGCTTTGAGAACCCGGCAGCAGACATAGCCGTGGTCCCTTATTAGGACAAGGGGTCTCACAGTTTTGGATCGTCCTGCCGACGTTTCGGCGACTCGTCCTGAAAACGAGTGCTCCTGAAAAGGATGAGAGTTGAACCCTCTGGCGATCCTCCATTTTGCGCGTAGCGGACGATGGCGTCCATCTGGCCGTAACCCAGCCGCTCTAAGAGCACCGGGAGTTCAATTCTCTCTGCGCGCACCATTTTATAGAACCAGAAAGGCGAGATGCCGCACGATGTGTACTTGTTTGGGTTTAGCCCCGACTGGTGGCTTCTCAGGGCCCCCCAATATCATTTTGCAATGGGGATAGTGGCGGTAGTTTGCTTGGCGTTTTGTTTTGACTCCTGGCTAATGCTTCGCCGGATTTACAAAAAGTTTTAGACGGGGGTCCGTTGGTATGGCCTGAGCGCTCATAACGCTTCAGGAATAGCGCGGTTCGAATCCGCCTCCCCGAACCAATTCGGTCCCGTGATCTAACGGAATGATGCTCGCCTGTCTAGCGAGATGAGAGGGTTCGACACCCTTCGGGACCGCCATATTTGCGACGGCAGTCTGCGCTGGTTTGGACCACGGTCTTTCACACCGTGCTACGCGGGTTCGATTCCCGTCCGTCGCGCCAAGTTGTTCAGGTGTAACCATAATTGGAACTGGCTACGGCTGTTAACCGTATCGCCCTTAACTGGGTATAGAGGTTCGAGTCCTCTCACCTGAGCCAAGATCATGATCTATACTATTTACAGAACGACAAATTTATTAAACGGAAAATTCTATGTTGGCATTCACAATAGAATCAAGAAAATTACTGGGTCTTCGCCTAGTAGGTATGGCACTTCGCTCTGAACGAAGAATAGGACAGGTTCGAGACCTGTAGACCCAGCCAAGTTTTGGGAGATCGCTTAATTGGGTAAGGCACCTGCCTTTGAAGCAGGCAGACCGAGAGGTCGTATGGGGGTTCGAGGCCCTCTCTCCCAGCCAACTTCGTCCAGATAATGGACTATGTATAGGTCCATATCGTGGGTTAAGGTGCCATACAGGGGGTTTTGCCTGATTAGCTTAGTTGTTAGAGCGTTGGATTCGTATCCCAAATACCGGAGTTAGATTCTCCGATCAGGCCCCAAGGCTCGGTCCTCTTGATACCCGGCGAGAGGGGGCTAGGTCAACCCCGAGATTGTTCTAGCCTCTGGCCGTTCGGGACAAGGTGGTTAATCATTGCTGCTGATGAGCGTCCTCGGTAAGGACGAATAACGGAGTTGAAATCTCCGAACCACCTCCAAAGTTTTTCTGAAATAAATGTTGACAAACTGAGATTCGTGTGGTATACTGTTTTTAGTTTAAGATTTGCACCCGTGGTCTAGTGATAAGACGTGCCCTTTGTACGGCCAAGACGGGGGTTTGATTCCTCCCGGGCGCTCCAAGATTTACCTGTCTGAGAAATCAGACACTACTCCGGACCCAGAGACAAAAGGGCAAAGCGGTCAAATCTGGTCCCGAGTTTGATGAGGACAATGCCTTATGGCTATCGGGGCTTAAGTTCTGAAGCTCCGCCGGGAATGACTTGGTGTTCTCTTCATAAGCAATATCTTCCGGTAGAACAGTTTCACAAAGACTCGAAGCAAAAGAGCGGCTATCAAAAGAGATGTATTGACTGCCGCAAAAAGAAGAGAAAAGTTTCTTCCCCAAAGAGGGAAGACTAAGCAGCCAGAGATAACGGTTCGAATCCATCTTCTCACCGAGGGTTACCTCGGAGAGTCGTCTAAGGGTAGGACACTGGCGTAAGTCCGAGGAATGAGGGTCTCCAATCCCTCCGGAATATGCGGTATTCCGCACCGTCATTCAATTAGGACCTCGGCGAAGTTTGAGTTGGGGGCCGTGATGAAACGCGATCATGTCGCTTTTGCACTGCGGATTTGAGGGTTGGATTCCCTCCGGCTCCACCAAGTTTGAGGGCGTACTCTTTTGAAGGACTTGTCAGAGTCCCAATCGGGTACGTTGGCTGACACCACAAGAGTCTGACCTAAGAGCCCGACTCAAGCCTCAGAGCAATTGATCTGAGAACCGCGACACCTGCGGCAGCGTTCTGAGTTGATCGACTCGGGGTGAGTGGCGTGACGGCGGGGAGAGACCATGTTTTGCCAACTGCGTAGGTATGGTTATTACGATTCTCTGAAAAGGAATAGAACTCGGATCGTAACCGGGAGTTGGCACCATCAGTGCGTAGCTCAGTCTGTTCAGAGTTCTCGTTTCGGATACGAGGGGTCGCTGGTTAGAATCCAGCCGCACTGACCAATTTATCTGGGGGTGGGCAAAAGGTTAGCCTCTCGCTCTGGAAGCGAACTATCAAGTGAGTTCGATTCTCACCCTCCAGACCATTTTACGCCCCTGTAGCTTAACTGAATAAAGCGGCAAGCTACGAACTTGTCAGATTCCGATTTGAGTTCGGACAAGGGTTCCACAGGGGATGATCTGGGATTAGGCCAGCCTCCAAATCTAGCCGTGAGGAGTTCGATTCTCCTATCCCCTGCCAGTTTGAACGTACTCATTTTGAGAACAAGTCAGCGAGGACGAAGAGAATAGTCGCGGCACTCATAACGCCGTCGTAGCTGGTTTGAGTCCAGCCGCTGGCACCAAGTTTTGGGCGATAGCATCGGCGTGCGGCGGGGCCTTATAAACCCTGAACTCCAGATTAGAGTGCCGGGACGGGTTCGACTCCCTCATCGCCTACCACGGGTTGCAAGCTTAGACGGCGAAGCACTCGACTCTTAATCGAGAGAACCGAGTTCGACTCTCGGGCAACCCACCAATCTTAGGAGAACGTTATGAACCAGAAATCCGAGAGTGACAAAAGACGCCTCGTGAGTGTGATGGTGCATAACTGGCTTTTACCCAGTTTGGACAGAGTTCGATTCTCTGGCGGGGTACCAAGTTTTGCGGACGTAGATTAGAGGCTAAATCGGCTGGTCTACACCCAGTTCACCGCAGGTTCGAGTCCTGCCGTCCGTACCATCCCCGAATAGCTCATCCTGAGAAGAGCAATCTCTTGATAGGAGATAGGTGGGCGGTTCAAGTCCGTCTTCGGGGACCAAGTTTGTTTGTTCGGGTAGAGGCTTATCCCTGATCTGATGCTAAAGTGGGTGCGCGGTCGCTCAGGACACTATAAATGAGTGGACCCACTCGGAGATTCGAATTCTCCACAAACAATCAATTTGCGGGGTTGGTATATCGCTTGTGCCCTGGTCTTCCAAACCAGAGAAAGGGGTCGAACTCCCCTACTCCGCTCCATTTTAGTCCGGATAATGGACAAATATCTCGGCCATGAGTTGTTTTCATGAGGCCAAGGTAAGGGCAGTACGATACTGCGCCGGGGCCACTAGGTCCTAAAGCACTACCATCCCCAACCTACATCCAAAGGAATCAACACAATGGCTCGTCAAGACACATCAGTCGGCTTCCAGAACTATCCTCTTACTGTAACTTCGTATGTTGCCGGTACCGAACAGGCGCTCATCGCCCCTACTGCTTCCGGAGTTTATCCCGGACTGCCTTCTCCCGTTTTCCCCCTATCCACGTCTACTTACCCCAGCGTGATGTATGTTACTCCCTCTCCTGATATTGCTGGGTCTGTGTATGACGGCCACCCGTTTGAGATCAAGTTGGCCCTCAAGTTCACCACGGCTGCTTCGGTTAACACCAGCATTCTAGTGAACTTGTATCAGGCAACCAATGCGGTTCTTGCGGGCGGACCTACTTCGTCTGCATACAGCGTGGTTACAGCCCTGACCGGAACCGGCGTTACCAAGATGATTACCGGAACCTCGACGGCTGCTAACAGCACCTCTGGAACCATTATCTTGTCCGCACAGTATGTTTGGGACTCTGTTTCCAAACAGTTGGCTATTGCGAACGCAGCTACCACCTATCAGAAGGGTGTCAGCATTTCCACGGCAAATACGGCTGCAACCGTGGCCAGCTTGAACCAGAACGATCTGAACTTTTATCCGTCGTTCACGTTTGCTACTACCGTTCCCACGTCCTTTGTGGTTACAGAGTTGAGCATCGACCGCGTCTAACCAATCAAACCCACGGGGGTCTTCGGACCCCCGCACGGAGACCAAATGGACACTCTCATCGAAGCAGTATGTGGCGTTCTATTTGTTCTAGCGGTTCTGTTCGCGGTTGATCGGAGTCTTTGGATCAAGGAAATCGAGACCGACTTGAACAACTTTTTGGGCGATTCTCTGGCTGCTCGTGATGTGGCCGAGGATTCTGTCCGAGTACACTACCAAGCGCAAGTAAGTGCTATCAAAGCACTTATTAGAAAACATTTTAAGTTGTAGAGGATCGCATGGCAACTTTTGTCGTCAAAGATCGTGTAGCACAAAATGTTGGATCAATATCCGCATTGAACACCCCTGTAGTTTTTGGGCTTCCAGATATGTCCCAAACATACCGGGGTCAAGTTACCATCGTAGGAAACGGGGGAGCGGCAACTGGTCCTACTTGGGTTCTAGAAGGAAGCATTGATAATGGCGCGACTTGGTTTGTAGTCCCCGCGCAGACAACGTTACCTCTCGCTTTGACTGGACAGATGACCGGAGATACTGCCCCTCTATTTGCTAATCAATATAATGTATCTGGTTTGGGTGGGGCCTTGTTCCATTTTGGCCTATCCGCAGGTACCGGACTAGCCGCGACCACCGTCTGGGTCCTGGTCGGCTGAGGGTACATTCTCTGCGGGAACTGAGACGGTGTACGGCACCATCACGGCTCGTAGAATTCGCTAACGAAAACCTACAAAGGAAAATCATGGCAAAAGATATGAAGGATGTAAAGAAGTCCGCTAAAACTGCGGAAAAGTCCGCAAAGAAGTCCGCTAAGGCCGAAGAGAAATCCGAGAAGAAAATCGGCTCCGTCAAAATCAAAGTCAAGGTAAAAAGTTCAACTCCAGAAGGCGCAAAGAACGCTCTGAAGAAAGCAATCAAGTAACATAACCCGTCCATTATCTGGACAAAGGAATAATTATGGCAGAGTCGCGCGCTAAGTCCGGAATGGGCGGAAAGTCCGGAAAGAAATCTAGCAAGAAATCAGGTCGCATTCATGAGACCCACATCCGTCATTACCCTCACGGAGGGCACGAAGTAACACACCACTACAAAAACGAGGACGGGTCAGTCACTCCTGGTGATCCCGACATGATGGCCGACAAAGCCTCGCTCATGGCAAATCTACAAAACACAATTCCCGACAACGGGTCGGCACAAGCTGCTCCCGCTGTGTCACCTCAAGCAGCACCCGCCGGTCCGGCTCCTGCTACTGCGGCCCCACAGGGGATGTAACATGAATATTCTTATTGGCAATGATTGGCGTTCTACCGCCGCTGGGTATGCTGGGTCGGCTCAAGCAGTCTCTTCCGCGCTGACAGGATTTCTGGCCGTAGTGGCGATGCAGGCCCCGGCGCACAATTGGCTGTGGACGATTCTCGGAGCGGGCGTGGTCTGCGCTACGACTATCGTTCGCATCGTGCTGGGAACAAATCAGAACTACGTCCAGGCAGACCCCAACATCCCCGCTTTAGTCAATCCTGCTGTAGTCAATGTATCGACTAGCGGGCCAGTCCCCACCGCCGCGAAGGCGCAGTAATGTGGCCCTTCAAGACTAAGGCACCGTCCGCAAGCGCTGTGACGATGACCGCAATTTCTACCGGGACGCCTGTGGCGGATCCCGTTGCAAGTAATGTAACACAACCAAAACAGGAGATTAACATGGGTTTTAAAAGCGTTCTAAGTACGTTTGGTGGAGACATCAAGAAGGTTTTCGAGTGGGTAGGCAGCGCTAAGGGTCAGGCAGTTGTCGCTAGCGGCGAGGCCGTAGTCGAGGTTGTCGATCCCGGTCTGACTGGCATCATCAATTTGGCAAACACGTATATTACAGAGGCTCTGAAGACCGAGGCTCTCGCTGCGGGTGCTGCTGTGCAGAACGGAACCGGAACTCAGAAGTTGGCGGCTGTTACCGCTGCGGTTACACCTTCGGTGTTGGCCTACGCCAAGTCCGCAGGTCTGGCTGTTCCTACCGCAACTGAAATTCAAAGCGCAGCAAATGGTATTGTGTCGTTCTTGAACGCACTGAATGGCACCGCCGCTGCCTAATAACAACGGGCGCTTCTTCGGGAGCGCCCATTTCTGTGGGATAAATATGACCCCCAAACTTGCCTCTCTCTACTTCGTCCTGGTAGTCCTTCTTAGTCTCTCTGTTTGGGGAAGCGTGGGACTAACTCAACACCTAATTGTGGCGATAGATAAGTGGGGGAATTCAGCGCCCGATTTCAAACCAACGCTTGACGCGATAAGTGGACCCCGAGGAACTCTGCACGAAATAAACAAAGTTGCGGTGAAGATCGGGGACGCTGTTGTAACCACTCAGCTTCAGGAACGGTCTGCAATTCCACACGTAAACGCCGCTATGGATCAGTTTGGATTTGCAGCGTCCCGCCTCAGCCGCACCGCAGATTCCCTGTCCGGAACAGCTAATGCTCTTACCGGAACCGCGCAGGCCGCTACCGGAACTCTTAACGAGGGCCAACGAACGATAGCAGCGGCACAACCCCTGCTATCTAATTACTCCCAAGCTGGATACGATCTAGACGAGCTTCTCAAGCGTAAAGCTATCGGTCAGATTTTGGATCATGCAGCCGGTATCTTGGACCGTGGAGATAATATTGCCGGGGACGCTCAGCGAGTGAGCGACGACTTAACTAGACGTTACTTCCTGCCGGAACCTTGGTACAAAAAAGTGGGTCCGTTCGCGGAGCTAGGCGCTAAAGTAGGGAACAAAGCACTCGGACTTTGGTAGATACATGACTTTCGAAGTTCTGGAAAGACTCAGATTGTTTGTGGGTGGACACCGGCAAAAATCGCTGGTGGCCGCTCGAAACGCCCAGCTTAACGGGTATAAATCAGTAGCACTTGAGCATCAGAACGAAGCGGCATTCGCTGCGGCAATTCTTCAAGATTTAAGGAACGAAAAAGGAACTGGTTATGCCAACCCGAAAACCAACTACTAAAGTTGGAAAGCAGAAAGCCGTTACGGGCGTGATGGAAGAATTTAAAGCAGGAAAACTGCACTCAGGGTCCAAGAAAGGACCCAAGATCACGAACCCAAAACAGGCAATCGCTGTGGCGTTATCTGAGTCCGGGCAAAGTCGCAAAGGAAAGAAGTAATCCAAATAATGGACAATTTAGACCGGTTTGACGAACTCATCATAAAGAATGGGACAGATCCGAACCTGCTCGACAGCCGCCCAGAGGAATTTTATTCAGGAGCTTCCCTGATATCAAACGAAGACCTGTACAACTTTCTGCAAGAAATACGACCCGATCTTGAGAATGAGATGAAGTTGGGAGTAGATCACGTACCCAACTCGCGGGCGGGGAAAGAAGTTCGTCGGCGGTGTATTTTTGATATCAAGTGGTTGGCTAAATACTTCTTATGGGACATCATTTCTCTCAGCACAACGGGAGAAATTAAACCCGTCGCAGATAATATTTTTCTCGACCCGACCTATGACGTTGTTTTCGATATGTATGTCCAAAAGGACCCCAAGACTCCCATCCACAAACTCAGCAAAGTTAAAACAAGAGTATTGCTGTGGCCTCGCGGATGCGCCAAGAGCTGGTCGGATCATATTGACACGGTTCAATGGGTATTGGCGTACCCCCACATACGACTTCTGTACCTAACAGCCGAGGCCAGCTTGTCTTCTGGCTTCGTATCAGAGGTAAAAGCATTCTTTGTTCTAAGAGAAGATGAACCTACTCTGATGAATCTATTCTGGCCAGAATACTGCTGCCCAGAAAAGGATATGCGCAAAGGAAATGTCTTTACCTGCCCAGTGTGGTCCCGCAAAAAGGTAAAACGCAAAGAGGCGACAGTAACGGCGTCGTCCGTGGGAAAAACAAAATCCGGACAACACTACGAGGTCATCAAAGCGGATGACGCAGTCTCTGATAAAAACACAGAAACTGAAACGCAGTGTCAAAGTGTTTCCGAAAAGTTAGACCTAGTAGAAAACCTGCTAGTCCCCGGCGGGGATGGGTATTTTCTGCAATTCGTTGGTACTAGATACCACGAAATGGATCACTACGGAAAATTAGTAGACAAGTTCCAAAACAACGGAGAAATTGAAGTAGTCCAAGAAGGTCCAAACTGGAAGAAGCTGCACAACAAGACCTTCAATGTTGACATTGTTATTGGTAGAGCCTGTCAGATTAAGCCGGAAATAATTGATAAGCTGTCTAGAGAGGGTCGCCCTGTAACGTACCAAGAAGCAGGGGAAGAGGGTTGCTCCCTGCTTGTTCCCAACCTCATTACGTACTCGTTCTTCGTCGGAAAGTTTACCAAGAACGAGAGAGTCACAGAGGGGCAGCTTAACCAGAACCCCCAGACTACGAGTGACGTAGAGTTTGACCGAATGATGATGCTCCGGGCTACTGTTCCGTATCAGATGCTTCCCCGAGAAGGACCTTGCTGCCAGTTTTGGGATTTTGCTTTCAGCCAGAAAAAAGGTAGAGACTACTCGACTGGCGCGTCCATTATCTGGACAGAAGAAGATGAACTTACTTCCAAGGGAGAGAAGACCGGCAACAAGAAAACGGTCGGATACGTTCGCAAGATTGTTCGGGACCGCTTCAATCACTCCACCCTCGCCCAAGCCGTAGTTGATCTAGCCGTAGAAGAGCATCCATTTGTTATTGGAATTGAAGATGCCGCCGGGTCTCGTTTCTTGGAGCCTACGATTATTTCGACAGCGCTCAGAACAAGAGACGCGCGCGTAATTGAGTTGTGCTCTCATATTGACTGGGTAACTCCCGACAATCAAATAGATGCCAAGCGCGTCCGAATGCGGTCGATGTACCCTTGGATTTCCGAGGGACGTCTAAAATTCTTGAATGCCTGCATGGCCCCCAAAGAACCTAATCTGGAAGTCTTTTATAGTGAATGGGCCAAATGTTTGGTCTCGCATCACCACGATGATATACCCGATGTCATCTCTCAGATGCCCAATCGGTATGCCCCCCGCGCCACCCAAGCCATAGTCGAAAACAACGTAGAGATGTTCTCCCGCATAGATCAAATAGGATGGAACGAACTCTTCAACGAAGACTATATGGCGCAGAACGGATCATGGATGGACGATAACGGAAACATCATAAATAGCGAACAGCCAATTATGCCAACAGCCGATCTATTCCAACCAGAACCAGAAGCATCAACTCAGACGCCGTATGGGCTGCCAAACGTCCTTGGGGCCGGATTTTGGGGGTAGCGTGAAACTATTTGTCCAGATAACGGACGATGACGGCGAGGTCCTTGATGAGTACTCTTGCGACCCTTGCCAGCCGAATCGATGGAACGCACCGACGGGTCAGAAATTTATTGGAAAGATGCCACAGCAGTCGTCTGACGTTGTAAATAACGGTACGTACGAATTATTCGGTATTACTTTCCAGCCACACCTCCGAGTAGATCGCCCAAACGGGTGGTCCGCTCCCCCTCCGGACAGTTCTCCCGCTGGCCTCCCCAGTTACAAACCTTCTCCTAAACCATCCTTCCCGTGGAGCAAGTCTGCTCTGAATTCTGCACCAAAACAAAATCCCGCACCGGGTTTCCCGCCTGCGGCAATATCAAGAGGATAATATGACCGTAGGTAATCTCGTTGTGCTCGGCGGAAATCTCGAATCTCCGCGCAACTCAAAACCATCTGACTACTCCGCTGTCGGCCCTTCTGGCCCCGAAGGCGAAGCTAAGGGAGCAGGACAACTCGTTTCCCTTACCACAGAACAAGAAGGTCCGCAGCACGCTCAAGACGATGGAGAACATACTCCCGCAAAGTGGGGCAAGGCCGACTGGAAAGTAGGAACAGCCAGCGAAGGAAGCACTTCGATCTCCGTTCCTTACTCTGTAGATTTTGAAACTGGCGAACATACGTGCTAACAGCGCTCCATTATCTGGACGAGGCCCGATGAATAAACTTTTCTTGCTGCTTCTCATTCCGATTCTTGCTTTTGGCCAAGCCACCACGGGGTACCACCGGGTCAACCAACTATTGGCCCGGGGAACTTCTGGCGTTACTGCGCAAATTGTGCCGAACGGCTCTATCTACGTGACCAACACGGTTACGGGAGCGACCGCAACTATTTATTCGGACCCCGGTTTATCTAGTCAGATCACTTCGGGATTGGTTACCTCGGATAAAAACGGCAACTACGACTACTATATCCCACTTAATTACTGCGTCAATGAAACTGTTTCTGCTCCCGGTCAAGGAAGTTATACTACCGAGAATATCTGCATAAATGGAGGTGGAGGTTCGGGTACTGTTGGCTCTGGTACTGCGGGACAAGTCCCGTATTATGCCGCAAATGGAACTACAGTCCAACCAACTAGTTCTCTTCCAAATGGAATCACCGCTACAACCCAAACCACCGGGGACAACACCGCCGAAGTAGCTACGGATGCTTTTGTTCTTGCCAACGTTCCAGTCGTAAATTTTGCTTCTCCTCCCGTATTGGGCAGCACAACTCCGAACGTAGTCAATGGCACAAACGGAAACTTTTCAGGAACCGTCGCGGCTGGCACTACGACACCTACAACAATCGGTTCGACCGGCGTCATCTTTCCTGACGGCACTAGTCAGGCGACGGCGGCACCTTTTTCAAAGTTTACTGCCAACACCTATCTTGGGTGGGCGTTCAGTGACAATGCTGCCTCTACAACGGTCACTGCTACATCCGTCCCGTCCATAGACGGTACAACCCTAAACGGAGTGCTTGTCAGTGGCAATACTTCGACAGTTGCAACAACAATCACCGGGCCGCTCGGCACAGTTCCCGCTTTCCACTTTACAACTTCCGGACAGTATGTTGACATCACGGTGCCTTTGATGGAGACTGGGTCGCTCCAGAATCTCTGGACAAAGTATGCAGGCAATCCTGTGATTAATGGGCCGGGTTCTGAAAACATTTATGGCCAAGTAACAAGAAATCCGGCTGGTGGTTGGTACTACTATCTATCGAATGGACAAAGTGGGGCTTCAAATATTAACCGCTTTGAAAGCTCCAATCTGGTGAATTGGAGCAATCCTACCATAGCTTTAGCAAGTTTAGGAATGGGAACTACTGTCACGGCAGCGGCAGGTTCATCTACAACCACAATTAACGTGGTATCTGGAGGAGCTTCCTGTACAAGTGGGATGCTGGTATACGACCAGACAAATCCCGGATACATTCAAGCGGGTAATTATGTCGTATCCTCGACCGGAACAACCATCGTTGTTACTACAACACCCACCACTGAACCGTCTAGCGGAGACGTTATTGCGTGTGGTCCGTGGGATGCGTCGCTCCAAACAAGCAGCGTCTTCCAGCGCGTTTCGGATGGTGTTTGGATTATGTTGTACCGAGGGTCTAATAGCGCGGTAAATGCCACAAATCAACTGGGCGAGGCGACTGCGACTGACGGCATCACGTTTACCCGTATTAACAGCGGCGCCGCTCCTGGTTTATTTAATCCAGCATCTACCAACTTCGATCCTACTGCGGTGATCTACAGTCCTTCATCGGCAACATATTACTTATACACAAATGGGAAACTACAGCACGGAAACCAATACGTCTACACCACGCAAGACCAGACATTTAGCGGAGCCATGACTGCCGCTGCTAACAGCCCTATCTTTACCGATACGGATAGTTATTGTGCATCGGTTTGGATGGAAGGAAACCTATATTATATGATGGTTCCTTTTGATGCCGCTCCCGGCTCGGCGCTGTATGATCACGGGCTAAAACTCTGGCGCTCTACCACTCCATATTTTACAGCAGCTTCGCGGACGTTTCTCGGTTATGCCGCTGTTAATGACCAAACCTACGATATGGCATACCTGGATACGCCTACTGTGCCGATGATGGACGTAACTAAGTCGTCACATGCGCTGGAGACAGGTTCTGTCATTACCGCCATATATACTGCGTTGAGTGGGGCGGCCAGCCAGCCCGCACTCATAAGCACAAATACTACTGCGCTGGCCGCGTTGCATCAAGTGATGGATTTGCGCACCATACTTGGCAATGAGATGGCTTTCAGCTTTTGGGTGCAGTTTGACCAGCTAAATGCTAACGATCCGGTGTGGAGTGTAGGCACCTCGCCGACAGATGGCAATGCCGCCCGCCTACTGGAGATCAAAGTTAGTGGCGCGAACAAGGTGTTGGCTTACTGGTTGGGGAATAGCTACCAACTCTCCACAACGGCATTGAACACTGGAACTCCCTATTATATCGTGGTAACAACTGACGCGGTGAACACCTATATTTACGTCAATGGCGTGCTGTCAGGAACATTTACAGGCGTAAATAATGGGGCTTACCAGTTCAACCACCTGTACGTTGGTGCTGGATTCTCTGGAGGATCAAACTACCTGCACGGTTATGTGTGGGACTTGCGAGTTTATCCTGAAATGTTCGATGCGTCACGCGTGGCCAGCATTTACGCTGGCGGAAACTAGGAGGACGCAATGAAGACAATTACCTTTTTGTTTGCTCTGATTTTCACTATGACAGCGGCGGCTCAGAACTCATGGACCGTAGCTCCGAACGGTACTCTTACCGGCGTACCTACAGTGTACGGAACAATAACACCTGGAGATTGCGCCGGATGGTTCTCCGTCAATCCGCCCTTGTTGTATGACGTAGGGCAAGCCTGCAACCAGGGCACGCCCGCCAATTTAACCATTAACAATAGCAATGCGGGAGCAGCCCCCGGCGCTGTTTTCAATGGGTCTACGCCCCTAACCATTAGTGCGAACACTATTGGTGCCCAGTTGGCATCACCTCCGCCGTCTGTCACTCCAGAGTGCGCCTGCGCGATGGCGGCAGATCAAAGCATCGGGGCAAACGCGATCACGGCGGGGACTTCGACCACGATCACGGGCACGTCCCTACCTGCCGCATACGTTGCTCCGGGCCAGCTTTTCGGCATCACAGCATCAGCTACATGCACCAGCGGGAGCTTTAACGCCGGTCCATTCAAGGTACTGTCTGCCATTCCTAATCTCATCACCGTCGATCCATCCACACCTTTGGGTTGCACATGGTCGAGCGGCGGGAGCCTGTATCTGTGGTGCAGCAACCAGACGACAGATGCGCTCAGTACTACTCTGTACTCGACCTCCAACAACTACTCCGTTCCTGCCAACACCATTGCTGCAAAGTCAACCTACGAGCTGAAGATGCAGATTGGCGTGTATTCCAGCAGTGCTCCCCCAAGCGCATCTTATAAACTTTTTTATGGCACGACTAACATTTACACGCCACAGGGCTTTGCAACGTGGAGTGGAAGTTCAGCAGGATCTGTAGGAGAAATCAATTACAACATTGTCGCTCTCTCTCCATCCGTCCTTAGCGTATCGGAGTTTATGTCGGGGAACTTTTCCAGCGCATCCCTGGTAGCCGCAGAAAATACATATTCACCGATAACTGTCAGTTCAACGACAACGAAAAACTTACAGCCTGAGATAGGATTTATAGCCACAGGCGTGGCAACAGCAACGTATGTGAGCAGCCTCCCGCTTAGCGGGACAGGAAACGTATCACTGGGGACTTTCAATGCTGCCTGCACAGCTACGGCAACAATGGCAGTCACAAGCGGAGTGGCCGGAGCGATCACAATCACCTCGCGAGGGCAAAGCTGCACAGCCGCACCCACTACGGCCACATGCACGAGTGGCACTGCCACCTGTTCCGGTACCGTCACGCTGACCAGCACTTTAGGCGGAGCACCGGGGAATGCGGTGATCGTCTACTCGCTGAAGCCAAGGCCGTAGCTGAATACATCTGAACGGTGCCTAATCGTCAGGTGGGAGTCAGGCAACGATAATGATGGCACTGCGGTGCTTGGAATAAAAACATGGTGCCTCCTGCACCGGCGCGACTCAGGCGACGGGTGCGGTGACCGTGGCATCAACGCAAACGCTCTATGCGATCGCAACCGAGTCCGGATACACCAACTCGACAGTTGGCTCCGCCGCGTACACCATCACCACCACGCCTCCAACCGCCGCAACTCCCACGTTCAGTCCCGTGGCAGGTACGTACACCGTAGCTCAGTCAGTAGCCCTCGCCAGCAGCACCAGCGGCGCGGCGATTTACTACACTACAAATGGCACCAATCCCACGACCTCTTCGACTCTCTATGCTGCGCCGTTCTCGATTGTGACGACCACGACCGTCAAGGCGCTGGCAGTGAAATCCGGATACACCAACAGTGCGGTTAGCTCGGCGCTGTACACGATCACCACACCTTCCAGTTCCTGCACCATCACAGTAGGCACTACAGGAAAAATCACGATAAGTGGGACTGGGTCGGTTACTATCACGGGGTGCAGTTAGGGATTTGTACGCCCGGCGAGGCTCCAGGGAGGCGAGAAATGATTGTACCAGCGGCGATGATGATCGAAGCGGCGATTGACCAATTGCAATCGCCTACAGCTTTCAGCGCGGAGGCGTGGGTTTTGCCGGATCAGCGGAAAGAGCTGCATTCCGCCGTACCTAATGCCTCCGAGGACTTCAAGTCCGGCTATGAGTTGGGAGTTCAGACAGCCCGTGTGTTGCTTTCCGGACTGCCAGCGGCGGTACTCAATAAGGTTTCAATCTAAGGGGTCGCATGGCAATCATCGGCGCATTGAACGGTATCAATATCGTTACGAGAAATCGGAAAACGACTAGGTCTGATCACCACACTGTTTCTAACAAAATAAAGGCCCTTGGCCTAACGAGAGAATAAATGAGCCAGCTTCCAGAACCAGTCCGCGACCCGCACCAGGACATAACAAAAGACGAAGCGTTAGAGTTTCTGCATACCGGGACTTTCGGAGACCCCGCGTCTCTTGCTCTCGTAGTCCAAGATACGGAGAGGGCAGAATCCGATGAGCAGAGAAAAAGCTGGATAATGGCCTGGGTTTCTTCCCGAGACCTCTATACTTCGATTTATGCCCCGAACTTCTGGCCGGGTACCTCAATTGAAGCTTCTTCGGTAAATTTCTTCACGGTGGCTACGGCGGTCAACGGCATCAACCCCCAGCTTTTGGCCGGATTGTTCTACGAAAATCCCCCTTTTATGGTTCAAGAACGGAGCGGAACCTCAGCGCAGTGTGCGCGCGCCGTGTCGGCCCTTCTCGGCTATCAACTGGAAGACATCAACTTCCGAGAAGAACTCCGTCTTGGTTTGATGAACTGTCTACTGTTCGGAACAGCCATTTTCGCCGAAGGGTGGGAAAAATACACCAAGACTCGAAAGATCGTCAAGCGGAAGAATCCAGTTGTCAAAATTCCAAGCACTATTCCCGGCGCTCCTGAGACCTCAATATCTGATGACGAACTCGAAGTAGAAGAGATCGAAGAAGTAATCGACAGACCTACTTTTGAGCACATAGTCAATCTTCGGGAAATTCTGGTGGACCCAGGTCTCGAAGTCCCAGACATCCGCAAAGCTAAATATATTGTCCGCCGCCGGTATATGACCTGGGACGATATTGACAAGCTGCGCGACCGTGAAGGCTACGATATTCCATCTCGCGAGAAGATGCTTGAGTTGTTTCTCCCCCCGAAGGAACCCGTCGAATCCAATCCCCAGCAAGAAGGCGGACGCAATCCTTTGTGGGACGCGCGCGCGGAATCTCCGTGGGAAGCTACCACGGTCGATCCTTTCCAGCAACCTCTGGAAGTCCTCGAACGGTGGGACAACAAAACCCTAATCGTAGTGATCCAGAAAAAGGTGGTCATCTACAACGGACAGAACGCCTACGGTAAAATCCCGTTCCTGAGTATCGGTTGGTGGGACCAGCCCGGAGCTTTCTGGTCTATCGGTCTTGGTCGGCTGATCGGCACAGAACAGCGTGTCCAAGCCGGTATTACAAACCTGATGATGAACATCGCGAACCTGAAGTTGAACGCTCCTATGGTTCGTGTAAAAGGAAAGTCGGTCCCGACACAAAGCATCCGCATCGGCCCCAACAAAATGATCGAAGTGGACGCCCAAGGCGATCTACAACCTCTGAAGTTCGGAGATCCAGTACAAGAAGCCAACCAGCTCTTTGCCATGTCTCAGCAGAGGGTGGATTCTGTGTCGGGCGCTAACCCAATTACCTCTCAGGGAAATGCTGGGTCGGCTGGGCACTCTAACCTCGCCCGATCCTCCGCCGGAGCTTCACTACTCGGACAGGGCGCGTCAAATATCATCTCCGATTGTATCGATAAACTGGCTAATCAGGTGCTGGTGCCTTATTTGTATGACGTTTCTGAAATGAACCAGATGATGTTGCCCTATTCGCAGTTGGAATTTATCCTTTCGGATGAACTAAAACACGAGTACGTGCAAAATGGGGGCGATCTTGTTTCGGTCCTCAATGCCAAGGTGAAGTTCGCCGTATTGGCCGGGAGCAAAATGACTACGAGGAGAAACATGTCACAGGGTCTTCCTCTCCTAAGTCAATTCTTGGCCAATCCCTCCGTGGTGGAACAGCTAGCTATGGAAGGTAAAAAGATAGACGTAAACGAAATCTGTAGGATGTGGTTCGAAGCCTCTGAGTTCCGTAACCAGAACGATGTAATCGTCGATATGACCCCAGAAGACCTACAACGCCAACAGCAGAAGAGTCAAAGTGGGGCAATGCAAGTCAAGTTCCAGCAGCAACAGGCTCTGTTGGCGCAGAAGGCACAACTACAAGCCGAACAAGCAGACAGCGAAAATATTGCCCGGAGCGCGCGTGACGTGCTGCGCGAATCATTCAAACGAGCCGTTGAGCCAGATGTATTAACAGGCCAGCCAAACACAGGTAGTTCCGGATTCGGCGGGAATCTATAAGAAAACAGTTGACTTTTTGTAAAGGATGTGGTATACTATCTTTAGTTCGAACTAACGGCAGAGGGGTCGGTGCCTGAATCATCGTCCCCAAAGCCCTACCTCATATTCAGGATGAGCCAAATGACAGAAGAAGCCATGATGAAACGCTGCTCTAAGTGCGGCGAAGTTAAACCGTTAACAGAGTTTTACAAAGACTTAAGCAAGAAAGATGGGTTTCGAAACGACTGTAAATCCTGCTTTTCCCGGAGAAGAAGAGAGTACTACGCGGAGAACAAAGAAGAAATACTCGCTAAAAATCGAGAATATAATCTAAAAAATAGAGACTCTATTCGCAAAGCAGAAAAAGCGTATAACGAAACCCACTCAGAAGAAATAAAGCAATATCGTCGATCTCGTCACGTCATAAACCGAGATAAAAATATTGCGAGAAGTAAAGATTTTTACGAGGAAAATAAGCCTCGCATTCTAGAAGAACAGAAAGATAAGCGACGGAAGAGACCCTCGTACTCTATTTTTTATGCCGCTAAAAACCGCGCCAAAGAGAATAATATACCCTTTTCTTTGGTGGAGGAAGATGTGGTCATTCCCCGCTTGTGCCCTATTCTGGGGATACCGTTAGAACGGGGGACCGGAGTTCATCACGATGAATCTCCAAGTTTGGATAGAATTGTTCCTGAGTTGGGATACATTCGGGAAAATGTCGCAGTAATAAGCTACCGGGCGAATACTTTAAAGACTGACGGGACGGCTAAAGAACACCGGCTGATTGCCAACTGGATCGAAGGTATTTCTTCTTTTGTATTTGAGACAACTCCGGCTGTTAAAAAGCATTTGTACCGGCTTACCGCTAGCGCGAAAGGGCGGGCAAAGAGAGGTGGATTTCCGTTCTCTATCACAAAAGAGGATTTTCTCATTCCCAGTATTTGTCCCATTCTCGGAATACCTATCAGGCCCGGTCTTGGAAAGATGCAAGACAGTTCGCCGACTCTAGACAAGATCATCCCCGAACTCGGATACGTTCCCGGAAATGTTGCGGTAATCAGTTGGCGAGCAAACAGAATCAAGAACGTGGGCACCGCCGCCGAACACCGCCAAATAGCCGATTGGATAGACACCCAACTAAACCGTCCAGATAATGGACAAACCCCCGAGGCATCGGATTGATGCAGGAGACACGATGGCCCAAAAGTTAGAAGATTTGTTACAGCCTCTTCTTTCCGCACTAGAGGATTTTCTGAAAGAATTCAAGAGAAAAGCGCAGGCGCTCCTGGAAGAAGAAACTCGTGAATCTACGTTTAGAAAACTAGCGAAAGAATTACGAGAAAGACAAGAGCGTTACAAGAAAGACGAGCAAGACAACTGCCCCCACGTTGCTGGCTGTAATCCTCTAAGCGAAATGCAAGATACCTTTGGAAGGACGAGCATCGTCTGGCACACTTTGGATACGGGTGCGGCTGTTGGAATCTGTACTGTCTGCCAAAGAATTTTCCTCCCGGAAGACAAAGATTACGCGGAATGGCGCGCAAAGCCTTCGTTTAATAGATGGTCTTCTGCGGGCACAAGATTCTGGCCGGACGGGAGAATAACGCAATTTCCCACATCCCAAAACTCGGAAGAAGAGTTCACCCCCTCCTATACACAAGAAGAACTTTACCAAAAGGTAGAGGACGAAAGAAAGTCTATCGGGGGCTACGCGTACCCGGCGGAAGGTCTGGACGCTCTCTCAGACGACCAGATCAATAAACTTTTTGTGGGCGTTCGGGAATACCGCAAAGCCCTCAAGAACCCTGAGAAAGCGTTAGAGAAAATCTTTTCTGGGCCGGAGTGGAGTGTGAGAACCGACATCATCCCTCCGGAAAAACTAGAGGAAGAAAACGAGCCAGAGTACGACTACGACGATTGGAGGGATGACGACTACTAATGACTCAACCAAATTTTAGTACTAAAGACAACGCTATCCCCGCCACCGATTATGATCGAATGTCGGACGCCGAGATTCAGAACCTAATCAACCAAGCCCACCAAGTCAAAACAGGACGTATGGGCCGAGTATCCGCCGCACCTCCTCCCCCTCAAAAAGGGTATGTAGACATCGACGGGCTTATTAAGCGGTACGGAGGGCAGTCGTGACCGACATTATCTACCCCGATGAACTAGAAGGCAAGATTGATGTGTACGAACGGGGACGGATTCTACGAACAGTACCAGACCAAGCCTGGGAGATCATCTTTGATACTGTCCACAGCTACGTAGATGGTACTGACCAAGCGCATCGATCTCTTCCGCCGGGAGACCCCGCAGTAGTAGCCTCCCATGCCGGACTTTCTGTCCTGAGTCAATTCGAGACTTTCTTCAAGCAGGACCTCGAAAATGCAATGGAATTCGCACTACACCCAGATACGGAGTTCACGGCGTACTTAAGTGGGTTCCGAGATAAACTTGATGTTTTGAAACAGCAGGAGGCGTAGTGGACGAGAATCTCGTAGGACAAGCAAGCACATATACACAACTTTCGTGCGGAGGGGAACCTAATCAGCAGACGCAACACGTTTGCCCCAATTGTGGGTATTGCCCATGTTGTGGTAGAAAGAACCCACTATCCTCTCCGTATATTCAGCCTTGGCCCGGATACCCGCAGCCGTACGTTGGTGATTGGTCCTGGGCCACCGGCCAAGCTTGGATAACTCGTACTTCCACAAACATTGGCTGAAAGTCCGAATAATGGACAATTCCACTAAGAAATAACGTATACTTTTTCCTTAAACACCTACCCGTTGATATTGGATTATATCAAGAGGAATGAACAACATGAGTAAGCCTGTATCTGACCCCTGGCTCCTGAACTCTGACGGAAGCCCCGACCCATTCGCAAACAACGTAGATTGGAATATGCCCGATCTTCCCAACCTCGACGAAGATATTAATGACCAAGATCCAGTTCTCACATCTCAGGAAAACCTAGACCCGGAAATTATCGAGACTCCTCCTGTAGCAGGTCCGCCCCCACCCCCCGAGGAACCAGAAGAACCAGAAACAATGGACCTCGAAGATGGTACCCAACTAGTCCTGAGTAAAGACAAAGGAGTGTGGGTTGGTTCGGTCGTAGGTTGCGCGGGAAGCGCCCAAGTCTACAAAGGAGCTACCAAGAACAAGTTGATTCTGGAAGTTCTAAAGGCTCAGGCAAATGCTACCAAGAAGATTCGGGAGCAGAATGCCAAGATCAAGTTCGGAGCTATTCCCGCGAAGCCAGTAGCACAAACACAGACCCCTCAGCCGTCTCCTGTCCGGCAACTCACCGCAGACGAGATTTTTGAATACCGGACTTTGTGGGAGTCAGATCCAGCAGCCGCCAACGACTTCTTACTCCAAAAAACTCGCGGGGTGACTATGGACCAAGTCCTGAACCTCGCCCAGCAGGGAGCAAAGCAAGGATCGTACGCGGCCAATCAGCTTACTGCCGAGCAGGCAAATAAAACCTTCTTGGCGAATAACCCCGACTATTATGCGGACACAAATTTTCAGAACTTCAACCTGCTACTTCAGTGGCTAGCGAAGTTCAAACTCGGTGAATCAATCCGAAAGGGAGATGAAGAAGCGGTATTCAATAATCTACTCTCCACCGGAAACTACACAGCCGAAAATCTTGAGGAAGCCTTCCAAGACCTGAACAACGATGGTTTGATGATTCAGGCACCAAGGCAACCCAAAACACCTTCACCGGAAACGGTGGAACCCCCTCCGCCGGTAGCGGTTCAACACGAACCGGCACCTGCGCCGCGTCCCGACTCACGGATTGTAAGTCAGGTTACGCGCCCGAGAGCGGCACTAGGAATTGGCAGGAATGACGTAACACCCGTCAAACCTCCGGAGTCTCCGAACGCACCCTCAGCCGAGGATTTTGAGAACATGACAGACGAAGAAGTTGCGAACACCCTCAATGCTATTCGTCGGGCACGTGCTCAAAGTCGGCGCTAAAAACTAACAACAAAGGAGTATCTCTAAATGAGTTACTCACCTGCATCAATTGTGACTTCGGGCGCTTTGCCCAACCTCGTAGCTATTCACTATGAACGTGAAGCAATTCCTAACCTGAAGGCACAAACACCCTTCCTTAGCATGACGAAGCAGCGTCCGCTGCCGCTCCGTCAGGGAAACCAGATTCAGTATTGAATAGTGCTGAATTAAAATCTAGCTATATCGGTGGAACCCTATTGACAATAGAATGCTGGTGTGGTATTCTTATCTTGTCAACTAGACAATACCGAGCAAAGACCCTATGAGAGAACGAACAAAAGCATACGTAGCCGGACTGATGGACGCCGAGGGTTGCTTTTCGATTTACAAACCAACAGTTAAACCGAACGGCCCCTGCACCAACTACCAACCACGCATTGTTTTGAGTAATACTAATCTGCCGATAGTCAAATGGCTGGTTAGAACTTTCGGTGGCTTCTTTACCAAACACACCCCTAAGAAAGGGCAGGTTTGGTACCAGTGGAACCTCAACGGCAAAAAGTTTGCCCCCGAATTCCTCTCATACATTCTTCCGTATCTTCGCATCAAAAAAGCTGAGGCTCTCGTACTTCAGGAGTTCTATAGCTTGGGAGACGCACAGAATCCTTCCAGACGCCAAGAGCTTATGGAAACGATTCGCGGAATGAAGAACAGGGAATGCCTAACGACTGAGACGCTAGACGGAAAAGTTGAAGATAAACTAACACATGCGTATATAGCCGGAATTATGGACGGAGAAGGTTGCGTATCTGCCGCCTTCACCCCAGACAATAAACCGATGCTACGAATTCGGATGGGAAACAACTACCGCCCCCTTGTCCAAATGTTTCTCGATCTCTACGGAGGTTGGTTTCATACGACAAAGGCCCACGACAACACCGAGGAGTTTTATACTTGGGAGTTGACGGGAAAAGAAAGGCGGGAACAATTCCTCCTCCAAGTTCTTCCCTACCTAAGAATCAAGAGACCGCAAGCCAAGATCGCTTTGGAGCTTGTTCGTCTTCCTAGTTCTCCGAATAGGGAACTCCGCAAGAAGTTGTGCGATGTAATTCGTTATCTCAACCTACCGAAGATACAGCCTGTTCTCATCGGCGACGATGAGAGCGCCCCAGTAGAGATACTGACGGCCTAAACACAAAAGTCTTCACCTACGCTCTGCTCGCAGCAAACCTAAATCAGGCTGCTGAGGGAACCGTTGGATCGCCCATCAGCGAGTCCAGCAACAAGATCGTAGCGACCATGAATATATCGGTGGTCGAAAAAGCAGCCTAAATCGGTGAACATCTGCTTGACAAAATACTACTTGGTGTAGTAGTATAGTAGTTGGAGTAGACAATACCGAGGAAACCCGTTTGAAAGATAAGACAAAAATAAGCCCCGCAAGATGGAACTACCTAGCCGGTTTAATAGACGGCGATGGTTCTTTGGGAATAGCAGTCCACCCGCACGAACAAAACTACATTAACTATGATGCAACGGTAGAAGTAGCGACCACGCACCTGCCTACGGTAAAATGGCTATCCGATACTTTCGGAGGACAATTTTACACGACACAGGATAAGCGTCCAAATCGTAAACCAAATCATCATTGGTATGTGAGTAATTCTGAACACCAACTTAATCTATTGAAAATGGTTTCCCCTCTTCTGAAGTTGAAACGGAGACAAGGAGAAACGATAGTTCAATTTATTGGATTGGGGGGGAGAAGCTACCACAATTCTGATGCTAGAAAAGAACTGTCTGATTACGTTTCTTTTAGGAACGGATTTTTTGAGCCAGTAAAAAGAATGCACAGAGATGTAGAAGAAGTTACAGCGAGCAAGGACGACTATCAATATTTAGCCGGAATTTTAGACGCCGAAGGAACTTTGAGTTTGTATGAATCAAAACGTTCTTTCGACCCCAAGATTCAGCTTCCCAATACGGACATGAGAGTGTTCGATTTCCTTCTTGAAAAGTTTGGCGGCAGCGTAAGCTCTTCCAAAAGAGAACATCGTGAACTAGGAAATTGGGTACTACCGACCCGATTCTTGGAAACTACTCTCTTAGCTATTTTGCCTTATATGGTTACTAAACGAGAGCAAGCTATTCTCCTACTTGACTGGTTTCGAAACCGAAGAAATCTTTCTGATGATGAGACCCGAGAAGTTATCAAAAAATTTCGAGTACTAAATCATCGCGGAATATCCCTAACGACTAATACGGTTGCCTGTCCGGATAACGGACAGATGATAGAGTCTGACCTCGTAGGCGACTGCGAGAGCGCACCAACAGTGATGTTGGTTGCCTAAACACATTGCGGGCAATATGCCGACTTCATCAATTCATCTGACCTAGCGTTGGATGTCGCGATAGATGACCCGGGTTTATTGCAGAATCTGGCTTAACCCAATGGGCCAGTATAAATCCTCTTTAATTAAGCTGGAACTCTCCGCAAGGAGACAACAGACTGCAAGCAGGCTTCGGCTGGGCAGCAGTAGAGACTAAACAAGAGGACGCCCTTCGGGGTGATGCGATAGTCCGCTCTATGCAGCGATGTATAGAGGCTGGCAGAAATGACCAGCCCCGCCCGTTATCTGGACGGTAACAAAAAGGAACGAACTTAACTACCGCTTGGCTCTCACCCTCAACTCCCTCGTCCAGCTTACCGCTGACTCGGCTGTTGCGGTCGATAGCTTGGTCAACATCCAGCTTGCGAACGGCTCGTATCTGACCGCGAATAACATCCGGTCTGCTGCTCAGTCGCTGGTAAGCGTCAACGCTCGTCCTCTCGTGGACAACAAATTTGGTGGCATTAAATATGGTGCCTTCGGCTGGTAACAGCCGTCGATACGAGGCTAATTCGGTGAACGTCTCTTTGAGAAAACGCCGAGCGAAACCCAACTGTAAAGTATTACTTACAAGTTGGGAACGTGTAGAGAACATACGCCCCGCTCCTTGTACAGAATCGTACACATTACGAAACTTGCACGGGTGAAGACATGTTCCGACCTGCATGGCGATATGCAGAGGCTGATGGAAACAGTCAGTCCCGTCCAGATAATGGACGAGTAACAAAAAGCATTCACCCTAATGTTGTCAGAGATGTTTTGAACGACACCTCCTTCAACGGATTGTCGGACATCATCAAGAGAAGCGACGAGATGCGCAACATGCTGTTTGAACTGCCTAAGAATGAGGATACCATCTCGTTCGCGGGTGTTACTTTCAAACAGACATCCACTGCCCCCACTGTAACAATCTCCGGAAATACCTATGGACTTGAAAGTCTAGTAGCCTGAAGAAGTAATTCTTCTTGAATCACGTCGCTAATTCGGTGGACATCTCTCAGAGACAATACCGAGCCAAACCCAAGAAATTGGGAAGTGTGTAGAGAGCATAGACGACGCTCCTGAAAAGGATGATGATGTGCTCCGGCCTGTATGGCGACATACAGAGACTGATAGAAATACTCAGTCCCGTCCAGATACTGGACGAGTAACAAAAGCGTACAATAGTTATATTTTCGGCGATGACGCAATCTTCTCTGTTTTCCTTAACTCCGGGGACCTCGCAGCGTAATCTGCGTAGGAAAACCACTTCTGATTGACTCGAACTCTGAAATGACAACGAGGCGGAACTCGAAAGAGACCGTGAACGACTAAGCGAAGTGGCGTCCATTAAATGGACGATGCAATAGTCTGGACATGCAGGAATAGTAACTGCATGAAGTAGACGGAAACGATCTACTCCATTCTAAGATATTTAGAATGAGTAACATACGCGGGAAGAACCCAAATGATGGATCGAAAAACTATAAATAAGCTTGTAGCTTCAGCGGGTAACTGCTGTCGAACACACCGCTAATTCAGGGAAACTCTCTAGTAGACAATCCTGAGCGAAGCCCGAAAGGGAACGTGCAGAGGCCATATACGGTGCCCCTCTCAAGAGGGTGATGAGATGGTCCGAACTCTAAAGCGATTTAGAGAGGCAGACGGAACAAGAAACGATCTGCTCGTCCAGAAAATGGAACGTAACAATTCAACGAAGCTTTTCATCCAGAGTGCACCAGAGCAGGGCTCCGTATCGGACCCGGCTCGTCAAATCGGAGGGTTACTAAAGTAACCTGCCCTCCTAGATATTAGTGATAAGTTATAGAAAACAAAGGGGTTAGCTATAACGTCCGTTACACTAATACACTACGTTAAAACACTGGCGTAGTATAAACTTCTTCTGATGGACTCGAACGCTGAGATGCCAACGAGGCGGAACTCGAAAGAGACCGTGAACGACTGAGCGAAGAAGACCTGAAAGGGTATGCAACAGTCTGGACATACGGGAACAATCAACCGTATGAGGCAAGCGGAACCGAAACGACTTGCTCGCGTCCATTATCTGGACGAGGTAACAGAATCGCCGGGTTCTACCATGACTTTGAGAAGGCTGCAATCGGAGACAAGTTCTTCGTAATCAGCAACTTAGAGTTGTGAAAATAATTCGAATTTTCTTGTTGCATTTCCACGAATCTGTGGTATAATGTACTTGGATTCGAATTCAAAGGTAAAGGGCGGCGCTGACCCGTCGCCCCAAACCTCATGGTCAGATGAGGATAAAAATGAAAACCAAAGTTTGCAAGAAGTGTGGAATAGAGAAATCAGTAGAAGAGTTTGGTAAAAAGCTGTCGGGATGGACTGCCTTGTGTTTAGATTGCACGCGGCAGAGAGATAGAGAACGATATGCAGCCAATCACGAGGAAATTAGGGAAGTGCAAAATGAGTACTACTCTAAGAACTCGGCAAAGATAATGGCGCAGATGAAGCAGGCACTAAAGAATCACCCGGAAAGAGGTCTTCTTAGGTTAGCTCAACGTCGCTGCAAGAAGTCGGGGGTTGTTTGCACGATAACTGAGAAAGATATTGTAGTTCCGGAGTTTTGCCCCATCCTGGGTTTGAAGTTAGAATTTGGGGAAATGGATAACCGAAACAACTCTCCGAGCCTGGACCGCATAATCCCCGAACTAGGGTACGTCCCGGGAAACGTTGCTGTAATCTCGTATAGAGCCAATCGAATCAAAAACGAAGGTCTAGCAGAAGAGCACCGCCGCATAGCCGACTGGATGGACGCCCAAAACCGACCCGACTACGGAAACATCAGCAAGGAAACTCGGGAAGTAGTTGATCAGATTTCCCAAAACTTGGCTAAGGATATGAGGGAAGCCGCAAATGCTCAACTGGTTTCGTAGATTTTACTACCTTCATCTTGGGCCTCGACCCAGAGTTTGCTATTCGGTCCGGTTTGTTAGTAGTTCGCCTCCCGAGAAATGGACCAGAGGTCGACACACAGACGCCCAAACTATAAACTGGAACAAAGACTACAAAGGTCTTACCGAAGTAGAGGGCGTAGTCTGGGAGAATCGAGGAGAGACCAATGCGAACCCTGCCGCTTGAAGTCGAGATCAAAAATTACGAACTGGTGATCCATATTGGCCTTGAGTCCCTCGCTTATGCAGCCGACCAAAGCGACTTGTTCAATCCCTACGACCCCGAAAAGAACAACTTTGTCCGACAATTTCAAGTATCCGACGCTGAAGAATGGGCCAAAGACATCAATCGGGAACTGACGCGAGAGGAAGAAGATGGCAGTTCTATGTTGACCAACCTCTTTGATAAGGCTTTCGAAAAGGCTCTAGACCAGGCAAGTCTTGGAGTAAAGGAACTCACCAATGCCTAACCTCCTATTTTCGTTGACGGCTAAAGACTTCGAGTTCCAGACCTTCTGCACAGGTGGAAACGGGGGTCAGCATCGCAACGCCAAGCAGAACGGTGTCCGGTGCATTCACCCACCCTCTGGAGCCGTTGCAGAGCACAGAGACGGACGAGACCAATTCCGAAACAAGCAGGAAGCGTTCCGAAAGTGTTGTGAGTCCCCGAAGTTCAAGACTTGGCACCACGTCGAGGTCCTAAGACGCACCGGAGAGCTACGGGAGATTGAGAAACGGGTAGATCAGACGATGTCGCCCGAGAACATCAAGATTGAGTACTTTGGGGAACCAGAAGAAGAAACCGAATGCTCTTTGTGATATCTTTTGTCCTCTTGATCTGCTTTGGGTTATTCGTCTTTTTCTGCTTCCAAATTCCACTTCTGTGGGAGTTATGCCCGTTTTTAATCAAGGAGATTCAATGCCCGCTAGCTCTGCCTCAGTAACCACCAGCGGAACTCCTTGTCCCAAATGTGGAAATGTAGATAAGTACATGGATTTCTACACTTCCGATATAAATTTCATAACTGTGCGAAGGATATGTGGCAAGTGCTCTCATACGTGGGAAGAATTCTGGATGGAATCTCTTGACCCAGTAGGATATGCAGAATTGATGAAATCTTTATCGGATGAACTTAATAGTCGGTTAGAGGAAATACTAGAAACATTGGAGAACGAATGATTGCCTCAGTAGCCACCGGCCCCTCAATGCCCAGCACAACTGCTACGTACTACGGAACCAAACCTAAACCCAAGCCCAAGAAAGCAAAGAAGACCAAGAAGAAATGAAGCGGCTAACTGATGGAGTTCCGAGAATCTACAAAGAGGGTGTGATCTACCCGCCCAACCAGATTCCTTTGGAGCACTTGGCTGCTTGCAATTCTGGATGGGTCTGGAATATCACTCCGAAGAAGGAGTCCGAATAATGGACAAACACGTGGTTGAAAAATCAGAGTTTCCCCCAAACTTAGAGGGACTAACTAAATATTGGAAGTCTCCTCCTCCTGAAAACACTCTGGCCGAGTTTGTGCTATTTCGAATGAACGGTTCGGATTTTGCGAAAGAAACATGGTCTGGATTTGGGGAGCCCGGCTTGATGCACGTAGCTAATCTCTTTTGGAAGTTGAAATAATTCATGGACAAGTTGGTTAGGTTTCCTGATGATTTTCGACCGCTCCTAGCACACCGAGGGGTTGTCTATGAGTACTCTCCTGGTTTTTGGATAAAAATTCCGTAAAAGTGTTGACAAACCCACCAAACTGTAGTACAATGTTCTTAAATCAAAGGAGACAACATGGCCGAAAAATGGATTCAGAACGCTACGAAGAAAATGGAGAAGAAGGGCACGATAGGGTCCTTCGGCAAGGCCACCGGAAAGAAGATTGCGGCTGGTAAGAAAGCCGGAGGCGCTGAGGCCAAGAAAGCCGTCTTTGCCCAAAACATGAAGAAGATCGCAAAAGGCAAGTAATGGACCGCCCATTAAAACTCAAGAAGAAGAGCAGTCAGATTCACGAAGGATCGACCTACGACCCGGATACAGAACGCTTGACTACCGTTCTGAATGGTGCAACTGTGGCCTACCACCAAGTGCCGCAAGAACTTATAGACGGACTTGAACAAGCGGATAGTCCCGGATCGTATTTCCACCAACACATTCGTAACGCACATAAGAACACCAGAGTTCGTTAGATTGGCTGTCCGCCTCCTTCATAAATCCAGGACAGCCAGCCGGGGCAGTTCTTTTCCTCCTTTCAACTGTCCTGGCCTCCCAAGTTTGGCCCTCCCCCCCGACCACATAACATGGACGGAATACGGATCGCGACCGTCGCGGAGGGTCAATAGTTTGTCCAGATAATGGACGTATGCAGACCGCAAGAGAACCAGCCAATCCAATCGTTCACTAGCCCTGAATGAGCGAGGCGGCAGGTTGGGCAGGTTGGGTCGCTTTGACAAGATTTTAGATGACCTCTACTATCGTAGTCAGATTACGACTCCAACCGGGCAACGTCCGATCTTAACTTTCTACTACGGTCTGCGATTTGTATCTACCCAGAGGAACAATGCCAAAAATAGCCGATCCTTTTTCAGATGGGTACCGCCATCTTAACCCCCTCCCCGACTCTACCCTCCGCGACTTAGCTCGCAATGACGCTGCCCCCAGAGACTATCGTAAATTTGCTGTGGAGCTTCTGTGGGTCCGCAAATCTCCCTACGTCAAGCACACGGATCTCCGAGAATTTGTCCAGGAGTTGGAAGCCGAATACGAGGGAATCTCGTTCGAATTCCCAGCACCCAAGGTTGAAGAAGGTCCGGGTCCTTTTACAGCCGGAGTAACAACGAAGACTATGTTTGGTCCCGACGTGACAGTAAATTCTGGAGACAGCAATGCAACTAGCGGATAAAACAAATGTTCTGTGTTACGTCGTTAGGCACGGGAGGACTACGCTCAATGCAGATGGATGTTTTAGAGGCAATAGCAATCCGCCTTTAGATAGTGTCGGCATTCGACAGGCGGAAATGGTGGCCAAACTTCTAGAACCCGTAGAAATATCCCATATATTTTGTTCCGACCGACTCCGGGCCACTACAACTGCTGAGGAGATAGGAAAATCGGCAAAACTACCCATACATAGGTCAGAAAGTTTGCGCGCTCTTGACGTGGGGGATTTTTCCGGAAAACTAAGAACAAAAGAGTCAGAAGCCGCATTACAGGTATTCATAGATCACCCGTCAACAGATATACCCGGCGGGGAATCGCTGAATAACTTCAAAAGTAGGATTAGGCCCTGCATCACAGAGGCCGTGGATATAGCTCTAAAATGTGGAGTTCCTACTATTGTGGTTGCCCATAGTAGCATAGTCCATGAAGTTGGAAGTATGCTGTATAACGACCACAAGAGTATTTTGGTAGAGCCGGGGGGAATCGTTGCTATTTACCTGAATAATGGAAAAGTAGTGGCAGATCCAATTTTCAGGCCGACCAATACACCCCCGGGAACGAGGTCGGAAACAATCTCGTAAAATATTCATTTTTCAGAGGAATAATGGAAACAGAATTCTTGGAAATAGCTACCTCGGCGCTCTGCTCTAAGTGCAAAGAGAGAAAAAGTAGAGATTGTTTTGGGGCAAATAAAAATAAGAAAAACGGCTTAGACTCTTGGTGTAAAGATTGCCGTAACCAAACTCGTCGAGAAAAGAAACAAGACCCGGAATATTTCTCAAGATTTTCGCAGAAGAATCACGAGTATTACGAAATCCATAAACAACGAATTTCTGAGTACCACGCAAACAGATATATTCAACTAAAACCAGAAATATCTGCTAGAAATACCGCGTATCGAAATCTTCCTGAATCTAAAGAAAAAAGTAGAAAACGATATACCAGCGAAGAGCATAAAGCTAATAAAAGAGAGAAGAGTAAAAGTCCCGAATATCGTAGACATAGGAATGAGTTTGAGAAACAAAAGAAGGAAGAAGACCTCAACTATAAACTCGCTTGTGATTTACGTACTCGCCTTAACCAAGCAATTAAATCGAACACGAAGACTGGATCGGCTGTTCGAGACTTAGGATGCTCTATAGAAGAACTAAAGGCGCACCTTGAATCTAAATTCCAAACTGGAATGACTTGGGAGAACTGGGGAATAGGGGAGGATCGATGGAACATAGACCACATAATTCCCTTGTCCGCCTATGACTTGGGGGAGCGTCAACATGTTGTTTTGGCTTGCTACTACCTGAATCTTCAGCCGCTTTGGTCTGGGGATAATCTTGCCAAAGGAGATAAATACCCAGATTTTAATGCGGAACAAATCTTCAAACCTCTTCTTATTTCTGGCACACACGCAGAAACGATAACCTAGTGCCCGTAGTGGCAAAGATAATCAACCAACTACCTCTAAGGAGTTTTACATGAATAGCGATACCTTTGCCGGACTTTCCGGCGTCCTAACGGGCAACCCAACCTACCGTAACAATCTTCTTCCCCTAACTGGTCTAGGAACCACTGAGACCGTAGTCAATATGGCCACGGATTCCTCCCTTACAACGGGGGTAGCCGCGTTTGTTCGCGCCCCCCTTCAGACTGATATCATCGGGAGCAATGCTCCTCTAGATCAGAATGAAAACGGGAGCAGCATGGGCGGCAATCTAGGCCGTCCTGGGCAGGATTACCGAGGCGCGCGCCCGTACTTTAACTCGAATAGCTTTAATGGTCGTCCTTTCTGTTTGCAGGCGTCTGGGTATTTCACTACGTCAGCAGTTGACTCGGCCACCGCTCACGCTATTAATTTGTACCAAGCTACCGCCGCGAACGGTGCCCAGCTAACTACCAAGAATACAATTTTCTCGGCTCTATCTTCTGCTACCCTAGCGGCGGGTAGTTACAACTACTTGATCCAGGTCAATTTGGTTTGGGACGCTGTTTCTCACTTGCTGAATGGGTGGGCTGAGGCAACAGTAGGTGGAACTTATACGGTGCGTACCGCCCTTACTCCAATCACAATCGCTTCTCCGACTGACTTGTTCTTCTTCCAATCTGTGAAGTTCAATACAGGCGCGGCCAACACAATCACTCCGGTGGAACTCAACTTGTCGCAGTTCTAAACGACGTGCGGGTGTCTCTACGTAGTAATGCGCAGAGCGGGTACACGGGTCTCGGGGTCTCTCAGTAAAACCAAACGTGAGATATCGAGAACACCCGCAACAACTTGTCCGAATAATGGACTAAGGAATCAAATGTCAGTTGCTATCGCGGTTCTAAGAGCACAAGAAGACCCCATCGGAGGTTTCGAAAACGTCATCGGTTATGTAATTGCCGCAGTCGTTCGGCAACCCTCGGGGGAAATCTCATTGGAACGAGAGATTGCAGCTCACGCCGACAACTTCGAGGACAACCAGTTAGCCGAGTCCGTGGTTAAAACCATCGAAGCTAAGTTGAACGAAGCTTTCCCCGATCCAAACAAACCAGAGCCTAGTAAGTTGTGGGTGCCAAACCAATGATCATAGACGAGTTTGATGTCATAGATTACGATGCTGGAGTTTCTGATGACATTCTCGGAGCTGAGTGTGCGTCATGCCACAGATTGCTGACATTTTCGGGTGGGTTCTTTCCGAAGAACTCGACCTATAAATCCGGATATGGTCCCCAGTGCTATAACTGCCTGAAACAACCGAAGCTGAGCATTAAAGAGCATACGGCCCGACTCCAAGAGATGAACTATAATTCCGAGGGGACGAGACGGCAGAGACACGCAGATACTCTTGACATCATTGACGACCGGCCCGGAAGACCGATAGAATGTTCTTTGTTCCTACAGAAACTGTTACACGTCTACCCACAATTGTACGTGGCGCAAGGCGGTGTAATGATAAATGGTGTGGTTGTCGATCTAGCGCTCTATGCAACCTCAGGAATTAATAAGCCAGAGTGGTCCAATAACAGCTTCAAGTATCTTGGGTACATCACTTTGGGCGTTCGGCCCGAGTATTCAAGATACGAATTCAACGAACGAGATGTGATGATTCGTTGTATCGATATTGGTTGGCGATCTGTGCTTCTCAGGTTCATTGAAAACAACATCCTAACAGAAGAACAGTGTGAAAAGGAATTCGGACCCCCTTCGGGTGGCGTCAATTCGCTTTGGTACAAGAAACTGAACAACCACCGTAACGCAAAGAAAATTGCTTAACCAGTCCGATTAATGGACAACCCGTTTGGCTTGGATTAGCCATAGGAGAATGTATGCCCGCAGGAAGACCACCCAAGAACCAAAATGAAGAAACCGAAGCCGTTGAGGAAACCCCTCAGACTTTCAATAGCCGCGTAACACCTATTTCTACAGACGCTCTGTTCACGCTAATCGCCTCGATGCAACAGCAGTTGCTCGCCTCCCAAACCGCCGCCGCAGAAGCAAATGCTAAACTCGCTGAAGCTATTTTGGAGACTACTAAGCCTCGTGAAGTTCTGAAGTCAAAAGAACAACTAGCCCGGGAAGAGAACGATAGAATGTTCTACGAGCAGGCGAGGGAACTGTCCCGGCGACAGAAAGAAACCAAGAAACGTGGGCAGAATTTGTGCGACCACGTTGCTGGAAGTCTGGGAGAAGTTCCGGAAGTTCATGGAAAGACTTGTATTGTTTGGCACAGAACAGACATTGGAATAGATGTTGGTATTTGCACTACTTGTGGCAGGTTGTTCCACCCAGAAGACCCAGTTGACGCGCAAGGTCACGACTACGTGTATTGGCGCAGAAAAGCTTCCATCAATAAGCTGTCTACCGCCGGAACAGAACGTCGGTTCAGTAACCCAGTGCAAGCGGCGCATGATTCCTTTTTACGAGACGACGATTAATCCCATCTAAACGAGGCCCGAGTGAAAAACCTGTCTTACGAAAGTTGGGTAACTCAGTTCGTAAAGAATGTGTCCGAGTATTTTGACCTCGCCGGGTGGACCATCCACGTTGAATTCAGAAACGAGGAATCCAAGAGCGGGTGCTACGCGGACAACAACATAAATTCTCCTTACCAGTTTTCGACTATTACTCTCTACCAGCAGTCGAAGATAGATTTCGAAGAGGGAGAAGGTAATCTTCTCGTAATGTCGATTGTTCACGAATTGGTTCACATTTTTCTTGACCCTTTTCAGGACTGTATGGAACCCTATCTATCGAGCACAACAACTCCTCTATTCATGAGAACACTCGAACAGCAAACCCAAAAGCTGACGATGGCGTTTCTGAAGACCCTCCCCGAAGATATTATCCCTCCTTTTCCCAAGGTAAAACATGGCAAGTACAATTCAGCTTCAAAGGACGATAAACAGAAGTAGCCAGTTTATTAGACTGGCTCCTTTGACGTTTGCGTCTAATACGGCGAACGATCCCGCGTTCTCAAACGCAGACTGGGTTATGCAGACAATACTAGCGCCTCCATTCGCGTGGAGATGGAACAGGAACTCTACGGCAACTCCTACGGCCCCGACGTTTACAACTACCCCAGGAGTTTCTGATTACCCGGTTTCACTCCCCAACTTTGGATGGATCGAGAAAGCGGTTGGATACGATGTGGCCGATGGCTTCCGAGCCTTTGAGCTACAGGTCGGCCTAGTCTCCGGTGGGGAGTCCCTCCAAAACGAACCGGCACGTATTGCTGCCCAGTATGATGACGACTCGGGAAACATTGTATTCCGACTGTTTCCGCCTCCTGATGATGAGTATAACATTGTAGTGGAGTGGCAGAAAGCTGCGCCCCTATTTACAGTGGCAACTCAAACGTGGGCACCGATCCCCGACTATATGTCATACATATATAACATGGGATTCGACGCCTTGTCTTTCCAGTACATGAATGATCCTCGATTTCAAGGAACAATGCAACTGTTTTACACAGAGTTAGCAAACGTATCCGAGGGGCTGACTGAGAGTCAAAAGAACATCTGGCTTCAAGACCGCGTCAACAGTATCAGAGAAATGAACAAGGTTCAACAAGGACGATAAAGTGCAGAAAACCCTTACCATCATTTTGTCCATTATCTGGACTACTTGCGCGTTTGGCCAAGTCACTACCGGATATCATAGAGTTAACCAGCTTCTCCAGCGAGGAACCTCGGGGGCCTACGCTCAAATAGTCCCGCGTGGAACTATCCATGTTACCAGCGCGGCGACGGGACTTTTAGCTACTATTTACAGAGACCCGCTGCTTACCTCCCAAATCGCATCAGGATCTGTAACATCGGACGCAAACGGAAATTACGACTACTATATTCCCTTGAACTACTGCGTAGATGAAACAGTATCTTCCCCCGGAGCCGGGTCGTATACCACCACCAACATTTGTGAGAACACGGGGTCCTCCGTTGCCCTGTTTGCCACCCCGCCTGTTTTGGGCAGCACAACCCCAAACGTAGTCAACGGCACCAGCGCATCGTTCTCAGGCACCCTCGTGGCTGGCGTTTCGGTCAGTGCTCAAACCAACATTACCTACACCCCAACCACATCCGCAGAGCTTGCCGCCGACCTAGCGCTTGGTTCAAACATTACCATCAACCTACCGTGCGGTACGTGGACCTCGACAGCAAGGTCATTATCTAGTACCAACATGCATCTGCATGGCGCAGGAAGGGATTGCACGTTCATCCAATTCAGCAATACGGACGGAATCACGTTCACTGGTTCAAACGTGGAAGTGGATGGGATCACGTTTGAGGGAACGACTGGAAGATTTACAGTGCAAGCCTACGGGGTAAGCCAATTCCGCTTTCACGACAACACTATCACGCAAGCGGGAACTCAAGTAGGTGTCGGCAGTCGCTATTCTGGTGCCCTTATAATTGGGAATGGATCATCGGATTTGTGGGTAGAGCGCAACATTTTCACAGCAAACGGCGTAGGTCCGACCGGCGGGACAAATCCGCAAGGATATGACGTTTGGACCAATTACGACAACAAATTTACAACCCGGCTGCACCTTCGCAACAATCGAGTGTTCTCATCAAACACTGGGATTTCCTTCGGACTTTATAACTGTACCGAATGCGATGCTGAAAACAACGTTATCGACCAGAACGATATGTATAACTCTGCCGAAGGAGACGGGCAGGGCTATGGGATCGTGTACTACGAGATCAGTGGAACCGACACGCTATCCAGCATCTCGCGCACATCGAATGTGGTCACGGCGATACTGCTTAGCGCCCCATCGTTCACTTTCACAAGCGGGATGCAGGTCCTAGTTACGCGGAGTCAGTTTGGACCGAACGGAACGGATTTCAACGGAGTATTCACACTTACAGGCGTGACCGGAACAACCTTCACCTGGGCACAAACCGCGCCGGATGACTCCATCTCTTCGCCGAACGCAAGTTTGAAGCACGCGATCTCCTCTCCGCAGATTATTGGAAACATTATAACCAATACGGCGGGAGGATGCATTTATTTGCAGGGCGTTGCGACTCCCACCGTCGAACACAACACCCTTTCGCAGTGCGATCAGAACCTATCGGCATCTTCTTTGCCGCAATCCTGCATTGGGCTGGCCGCTGTGTGGGGAGGCACTATAACAGGGAATGTTTGTAGTGGAAACCCAATCAGCGACGGGGTTTCACTGGCGTGGGTGTACTCTACATCGATTACTGGAAACACCTTTGAAAACCTTACTGGTGGCTACGGAAACGGGATCAATCTCAAGGGTGCGGAGCACATCAACGTGACCGGGAACACGATAAGGAATGCCGGGCATTCAGGCATCGGTGACACGGGAACCTCAGTCTCTAACTGCTACAAATGCACCTTCGGGAACAACGATATTTGGATGTCTCCGACCGGTTTAGGGTACTACTTCCAAGGCTATGACGCTGACATCAATATCACGGGAGGCTCTGTCTATGCTCCGTCTTTAACTGGCGGTAATTCGGGTATTTACTTTGGGGTCAATACGAATAACGTCAATGTGACCGGCGTCAGCATAGATGGCTATGGAGACGGCAGCACGGTTTCAGAGATGAATTTTGGCATTATAGCGCTGGGAGCGAACAGCAGCTTCACCGCTAACAAGATCAAAGGAGTGAGCCTATACGGAATCTCTGATCGAGGCACCGACCAGATATTCCGGGCCAACACGATCACCAACAGTGGCACAGGCATACTTACAGGGGGAACGCGGCCTCAGATTGTCGATAACGTTTTGTGGTCTGGGGTGACGACGCCGATCAATAGCGGGAGCGCGACGAATCCGTATCTCAGCGGGAATCAAACGGCCTCATCCACGCCGCCAAATGTGCTGTTTTCAAACTACACCAACGCCAATGGCACGGTCATTCCCTCGACGGCACTTGGCAATCAGGGTCCAGCAACGGGGTATGTGCAGCTTGCGCCTTCAGCTACAGGTACACCGGGCTGTTTATACGACAACGGCTCAGGCATAAGATCGTGGGCAGCGTGCAGCGGCATGACGTGGCCAACGCAAACCAACTACTATCCGCTATATGCGGGGTCAAGTGCCTGGGGCACCAGTCATATTGATGATGGTGTGACTACAGTAAGCACGATTACCTCAACAGAGACGATTGCGGCTCCTGGGTACAAAGGCACTGGAAGCGGGACCGCTACAATCCAACTCCCCGTAGTCAGCTATTCCACCCTGAATGCGGCTTATCCGTGCAGTTCCACCTATACTGGAATGCGTGCAAGCGTCAACGATGCGCCGACTGATACTTGGGGTGCCGCTATCTCTCCAGGTGGCGGAGGGTACACTGAGCCAGCCTTTTGCAACGGAAGCGCGTGGGTGGTGAAATGAAGAAATTTCTCTTTTTCCTTCTTCTCTCCCTCTCTGCGGTCTCTGCGAAGCCCTGCTTTTCACAGTTGTGGAGCGGATTGCTTTACCCGCCTGGCTCGGGAACCTGCACGGGAGCTACACCGTCCGGATGTGCGGTGGACTGGAGCGGGTCGGGCATCCCGGGTGGCGTCCCCACAGGTACGCAGACGGGCAGCACAATCGCGGCTACTGGCTCAGACCAGACCTCCGCGATCAATGCGGCACTGGCGGCTTGCGGCGGATCTTCCGGAGCAGTCAAGTACGTCAACTTGGCGGCAGGAACGTTTGTCCTATCCGGTCCACTCATTCCCTCCAGCTATTGCTACCTGAACGGCCAGGGCGCGAACTCTACCATCCTGCAATTCACCAGTACCAGTGGGAACGGCGAGATCAATCTTGGCGCGCCAATGTCGGGCGGCTCTCCGGCTGCTCCGTCTACAGCGAACGATACGGCAATTACTGGCGGACTGTCGGCAGGGTCTACGAGCATCGCAGTAGCCAGTGCTGCGCATATTTCTGTAGGCTCTCTGCTCTCCATCTCGGAGTTGAACAGCGCGTCAAACAACGTCAACTCGACCGGCTCGGAGGGATTCTGCAACTTCTGCGACAACTACAACGGTAGCAGGTCAAGCGGTCAGACGGTCAAGGTCACGAATGTGAGCGGGACAACCGTCACAATCTCGCCCGGTCTGTACTGGACTTATGGAACGACACTGCCCTCGTGGGTGGCGAGCACGACCTACTATGAAGGCCAGAATGTCACGACGAAGGGACACATCTACTTCAACGTCATCAGTCCAGGCAGCGGAGCGAATTACGGCACCGCGAACTATAACTGCGTGAGCGGAACATCCGCGTCCAGCTTCCCCACAAATGGAAGTCAGTTCACAGACGGAACCTGTAACTGGCTTGACCTCGGCGCAGGCACCACGACCAGCCCTCTGGCTACTCCCTTCACGCCAACCGTCGAAGCGGGCGTGAAGAACCTGCAACTTTACACTGTGAACGGTGGGACGGATACCCTTGTTGGCCCGAATATCTCAATCAATCAGTGCGAGTATTGCTTTGTTTCCGGCGTCGAAGACAACTACACAGACGCGGATCACGTTCTGGCAAGTTGGGATTACGGCGGCGAAATCACACAAAGTTATTTCTCGAACGCGATCTTGCACACTTCTGGAACTTACGATTCCTGCGTCCAAATTGACTCCAAGACATCGCTACTTCTCTTCGACAACAACATATTGGAGCGGTTGCACATAGGTATCAACCTTGAAAAAGGTGCATCTGGAAATGTGGTTTCCTACAACTTCATCCAAGCTCCCTTCGATGTGGGGAGCGTTGATTTCGTGACTGGGGCAATTGAGTTCCACGGCGCGCATCCTGAGTTCAACTTGTTTGAGGGGAACATCCTGCAAGAGTTCCAGCCAGATTCAATTTGGGGAACCTCGATTCACTCGACCTATTATCGGAACTGGACAACAGGGTCTATGGCGGTCAACAATCCCATTGCCGCAGGCCGGAACGCGGTCAGCGCGGGAGGGGCGGCGGTTCCTTGCACCGGCATAACAAGCGGAAAGTCCTGCTACCAGTTCCAAGGCGGGCGAGCAGTCAACATCTCGTATCTTACGCTTGGGACCAACCTGCTTGGTAACGTAGTAGGAAGCGCTTGGCAAATCAATAACCTCGGTTATGGGGGGGAGGGAGTAACAGTCTACAACTCTGGCTCTCCACAAACTGATGTTCTCCAGTGGCCCGGCTCTCGATCCTACGACTCCATCATGTACGATTACGCCTTCGGCTACGGAGAGGCCGGAGACGACGGCACCTGGGCGTTGGATTCAACGCTGGCTTATTCCACTTCGCTGCTGCACGGAAACTACGGCGACATCTCCAACTCCGTCTATTGGACCACTGGCCTGACGCACACCCTTCCGGCGTCTTTTTATTTAAGCGCCAAACCTTCGTGGTGGGGATCGCTTCCGTACCCAGCTATTGGCCCGGACGTTACCGGAGGGAGCGGACCCGGCGGGCACGTTTCGGAGACGACATCCATTCCGGCACAGGCTTGCTATCTGGGCACATCGGGTGGCAGCTACGGCGGTGCGGGATCTCCAATCTCGTTTAACGCGGCAACCTGCTATTCATCAGCGTCCCTAATGCCACCACAAATTACTGGCAATGTGGTCATCTCTGGAAACTTCACAATCAACTAAAAAGAGGGTAAAATGAAACGAATTTCTTTTCTCATGACTCTGGCATTTCTACTAGTTTCTATTGGATGCCATGCACAGGTTCCTGCTACTACACATGTGGTAGCTATAAATGGGACAGCCCCATCCATCTGCACAGGAAACTCTTGCACCTACCTATTCAGCCGCATCGCGGTGACATCAGGGGCTGTGACCTGTCCTGTGGCAACCACGGGTACGTATGCTTCCCTCAACAGCGGTGCTGAGACTAGTACAGTTGCCTACACGGACAAGACCGCAGCAGGTTTAACGGTATGCTATGTGGCTCAAACTGATTTGGGCGGGGCATATTCAGTCGCCAGCGCAACAGCAGGGCCTTACGTGGTTCCTGCAAATCCAGTTGCCCCAACCTCGGTAACCGGGGCAC